TTATGCCTCTGGTTTTTCTACGTCCTTATAGTAAAATGTATGAGTAAGACCGTTTCGGAAGACAATTTCCATTATCCGATTTTGCTCCATGACAACAGAGTCTATGATCTCATGGAAAAAGTTTTTGAGAATTTCTGGGTCCATATCCATTGCAAGTTTTTTGAAATAGATGTAGTTCTTATCTGCCAGCTCTTTGTTGAGAATGAAGTAGCTGGCTCTTTTTATGAAGTTTTCATCAGATATGATTTCATGGTTATTGCTACGGTCTATCATGTTCAGATTTTCAGTTATCTCTTTCAGATAGTCTTCCAGAGCGGACTTACGAATGGTATAGTCCTTTTTACTTATGCTGTCTTCTGAATAGAGATATAGATTCATCAGCCTTTCCAGAGCACGTTCGGTTTTTCTTTTTTCGGCACGCAGCCTTTTTAATTCTGGGTCAATGGTTACAACCTTCTTCGGCTTGCGCATACGTTTTCCGTTGATTGGAACAGTAGTCAACATGTAGAAATAGCTTTCTACGCCATCTTTGCCAATGTGATCCACGGAATCAAAAGTTGAGCCGCGCAATAAAGCATGTTCCAGATCATCCGAATTATGGATTGATGAAAAAGAGTCTTTTGCGCGCATCATATTAAGCACATAGTTCATCAAAAATTCTCCGATCACAGGATCAGAAATAGATTTAGATGTACAGGCCTTTCTCTTTCGAAGGTTCGGGCAGGCATATTTTGAAGGACGATAGCCACATGCTTGCATACGAGCTGGAGAAGATACATAAATAGAACCGCAGGAACTGCAGTACAAAAGTCCTCCAAAGATATGAGTGTTGTTTGTAGCGTGTTGTTTGCCAGGAAGCCTTTTGGATCTGGAGTTTTCTTTCAAAATGCTATTCACATATTCAAATTGTTCATCAGATATTATTCTTGGGTGGTGATCTGGAACTTCAATCCATTCTGAAGGGTCTTTTTCGACCTTTAATCCAGGAATCTTATAATGGTTATAGCGATATGTTCCCTTATAAAATGGGTTGGTAAGAATAATAAATATACTTACTGGGGACCAGTCGTTGCCTGCTCTGGAAGAATAACCGTCCTCATTGAGTGCTCTTGCCACAGTGACAATAGAATGATGATTGCTATAAGCATCGAATATCTTTTTTACGATTTCTGCTTCTTCCGGGTTCGCGGAAAATTCTTTCTGTTCTTTATCGTATGAGTAGCCGTATGGAACTTTACCGCCGTTCCAGAGTCCGTTTTGCGCTCTGGAAAGCATTGTTGCTGTTACTCGCTCAGATGTCATGTTTCTTTCTAATTCAGCGAAGATCAGTATGATTTTCAACATAGCCTCTCCGATTGCAGTGGACGTATCGAACTGTTCATTTTTTGATACGAAGGTGACGTTCAGGTCTTTCAGTTCCTGATACATAGCTGCAAAGTCAAGAAGATTACGGGAAATACGGTCTATCTTCCAGCACAGAAGATGGGTAAATTCTCCGTTGCGTATTCGCTTCATCATATTCTGAAATTCTGGACGGTCAGTATTCTTACCGGAGTAGCCAGCATCTTCAAAAATCACATAGTCGTCAATCCCAAACATGAGCTTGGCATAGTTCACAAGATCCTGCCGCTGCATAGGCAAAGAGTCCTTATCTATCTGATAGTTGGTGGACACTCGAACATATAAAGCTGCTTTCTTTGGTCTTTCTTGGTTTTTATTCATAGATATGCCTACAATTTATCACTCAAACAGAAAAAGCCCCAAATAGGGGCAATTTCAGTCTACATCGACTGCATACTTATTAAGCACAGCCCATACTACGCGACGATCATCATGTGATGCGAGCTGATAGCAGGCAAGAAGTCTTTGCAGTTCGAGCTTAAATTCTTCCTTTCTTTTGTTTTCGGTTACAATCTCATAGCTATTACTTGCCATCTGGATTCCTCCTGTTTTTACGAATGTAAGAAAGGTAGCCGGGGGAGATTATCCGGTTATCTTGTCTTGATGTTTCTCAGGTATAACCATATGGGTACAAAGAAAGTCTTTACACATATCTTGCCGTTCTTCTGGAATCCGATGAATAATGTCAAGCCAGTCCAGATCCTCCTTGCTGATAGCTGCTTCTGGTTCATCTTCACCTGTAAGTAGGTAATAGATAGGCACATGAAGAAACTGTGCAATAGGCACGATTAAATCAGAAGACGGATTGCGGTTTGATTTACGCCAGCCGTTTACAGTTGCTCTAGTGGTACCGATTGCCTCAGCCAGTTCCACCTGAGAAAATCCGCATTCGGACAGCAAAAAAAGTACGCGTTCTCCGATAGTCATGTCGAAACCTCCAAAATAATATGCAAATGCGTACATAAATGCTTGACAAATAAACATATGTTGACTATGATTAATTTGTACAGCACAAATCAACATAATAATTACTGCAATTTATATCGCATTTTGTAATCAGTGTGGTAAAAAACAAAGGAGATATGCCAGTATCTCCCCGTCAGTGTTTGCCATTACACTTTTGTTCATTTTACCGCAGATTCCATAAGGTGTAAAGCAGAAAAATCAAAGGAAGGAGGACTTTATGAGTAGAAAGTTATCGCCTTGGTGCAAGAAAGTTAAAATTGAACTTATCTTGAAGGACATGACTGTCACTGAGCTTGCAGATGAACTGGGGATGTCCAGAGGACATGTTTCAGCGGTGGTAAATGGGAGAGCTTATTCGCAGAACACTGTTAAGCTGATTAGCGATTACTTCAACATTCCGTTTGATTATGGTTGTACCTTATAGGTTATAGGCTAATTATAAGCCACAGGGAGGATGAAGACAATGGATCACAGTTGTATGAAACAGTTGGTAAATCCATATCGTGAATGTAGAAAACAGGCCGCAACATACAATAGAGCATTAAGCAGCATGGAAAAGGCGGCTGAACTTCTTGGAGTAGCAGTCAGCACAATGAGTAATTATGAGCTGGGAATCACAGTTCCTCCGGTAGACATCATCGTTAAGATGGCTGACCTGTATCGTGCTCCACAGTTAAGAACAATGTATTGTAAGAAGGAATGCTTGATCGGACGACATTTGTCACTTGCTACATCTGCCGCCAGCATTGAAAATATTACTGTCAGAATTATTAAGCAGATGGACGATGGAAAGTTAAAGTCAATCAAGGACAGACTGATTAATATAGCCCAAGATGGAAAAGTTAGCAAGCAGGAAGCCATTCAGCTTCGCGGAATATGTGAGGAACTGGAGGAAATGGTAGAAGCCATTGGAGAACTGAACATCATTCAGGAAAGGGAGTGTTCTGATGGATATTGCGGAAAGAATTAAAAAAAGAATGAAAAACTATGGCTATGAAACCATGGAAGAAATGATAGCCGCGATGGAACAGCAGGATGCCGTAGACATTGGAATTTTCACAACACCGATAGGAGGACAGACAGAGAATGATAAAAATATTAAGCTGGCTTAGTTACATAGCTTTCGGATTATGGGTTCAGCAGGAAGCAATTTCCCGTATGTGCCAGATTAGAGGAAGTCAGGAAATCGGTGGAGAATACCTGATACTGATCGGAATGATTGTTCTCAGAATATTCTTGGGACAGGTTATTAATGACATCAGAGGATATGAGGAGGAATAGATATGTGCGCAGTATGCAGAAAGGAACCTTGCGATTGCAGATGTCCGAATGCACCGGATCCAGAACCGATTCATAATTGCGTGCTTTGTGGGTGCGGAATTTATCGGGGGGACAAATATTGGGATTCTCCAGATGGAGCAATTTGCAGTGCTTGTGTAAAAGATATGAGTGCGGAAGAAATCCTTGAAATCCTTGGAGAAGAATTAAAAGAAGCAAAAGGAGAGGAGTGGTAGTTATGGCAGAAAAAGAAACAGTTCAGACAGAAGAACCGACAACACAGCCGCCAGCAAATAAGCCAGTGTCCGTAGTAGGACAGGTAAAGGCCATGATGAGCCAGGATAAAGTAAAAGAGAAGTTTAAGGAAATTCTTGGACAGAAAGCATCACAGTTCATGGCTTCAGTTACGAATGCGGTATCAGGAAGTACCCAGTTAAAGAAATGCCCGGCATCTTCCATTATTGGAGCTGCTTTTGTAGCAGCCACATTTGACTTGCCGATTGACCCGAATCTCGGATTTGCTGCTATTGTTCCATATAATGAAAGCGTATACAACCCACAGACAAAAAGATGGGATAAAGTGCCAAGAGCACAGTTCCAGATGATGTATAAGGGATTTATCCAATTGGCAATTCGTTCTGGAGAATATGAGAAGATGAATTATGCAGTTGTTTATCAGGACGAGTTGCTTGGCTACAATCCGATTACAGGAGAAATCAAATTTGTTACGGATTTTTCCAAATGCACCCAGAGATCATCCGGGGATAAAAGCAAGATTGTCGGATATTACGCTTGGTTCAGACTGAAATCAGGATATAGCCATGAACTGTATATGTCTACGCTAGATGTTGATAATCATGCGAGAACATATTCTCAGGCATACCGGTATGACCTGAATAATAGTAAGAAATCAAGTAAGTGGACCACAGACTTTGAAGCTATGGCATTGAAGACGGTTATTAAGCTGCTTCTCAGTAAATGGGGGATCTTGTCTGTTGATATGCAGAACGCTATCCGAGACGATCAGAAAGTATTTGATGAAGATGGAAATGGAGATTATCTGGATAATCCGAAAGAAGATATTCCAGAACTTGAAGAAGTACCGGACGTATTTGCAGAGGAAGAAACTCAGGAACAGGAAGATAAGGAATAAGGTGAGATGTAGATGGGAATGAGATTGACAGCAGATAATTATTATTCAGCAGAAGCAAATAGGGAATATATGTCGGTGAGCCAGTTTAAAGATTTTGTTGGTACTTACGGACGCAAGGGATGTGAAGAAATGGCTCTTGCAAAAATCAGAGGGGATTTTAGTGAGCCCCCGTCCACAGCTATGATGGTTGGAAGTTATGTGGATTCATATTACGAAGGAACGCTTGACGAGTTCAAGAAAAAGAATCCGATCATGTTCAGACAGGATGGAAAATTGAAATCTCCATACTTGAAAGCGCAGGAAATTATAGACAGGACAGAGAAAGATGAACTGTTCCAGAAGTATATGTCTGGGCAGAAACAGGTCATTATGACAGGAGAACTGTTCGGCATTCCGTGGAAGATTAAGATGGATTCGTATCTGGAAAATAAGGCAATCGTAGATCTGAAAGTTATGGCATCGTTGACAAAATTGAACTGGGTTCCAGATATTGGCTATCTGGATTTTGTTCGTTACTGGGGATATGACATCCAGGGAGCTGTATACCGAGAGATTGTTTATCAGAATACCGGGAAAAGACTTCCGTTCTATATTGCCGGAGCTTCAAAAGAAGAATATACGGATATTGAAGTAATCTATGTAGATAATCATTATTTGGATGAAGCAATGTCGATTGTGGAGCACAATATAGAGCGAGTGAAAGAACTTAAAGCCGGAAGTACAAGGCCAGACAGATGTGAGTGCTGCGGATGGTGCCGAAATACTAGAGTCTTAAAGAAGCCTATTTCCATAATGGACCTTACAATTAATATATAGAAGGGTGACAGAAGGTTATGGCAGACAATGGAAAGTATTATTATCTGAAAGTAAAAGAGAACTTTTTTGAGACTGATGAAATGAAGATTCTGGAAGGAATGAAAGACGGGTACATATATGGAAATATCCTTTTGAAATTGTATCTTCGCAGTCTGAAAAACGAAGGAAGGCTGATGTATAGAAACCGTATTCCATATACGCCAGAGATTCTTGCAGAACTGGTAGGACATGAAGTCGGAACAGTAGAAAAGGCATTGAAGATATTCAGGGAGCTTGATCTGATTGAGGTTCTGGATAATGGAGCTATCTATATGATGGATATTCAGAACTTCATAGGCAGGTCTTCAACAGAAGCTGACAGGCGAAGGGCTTATTACAACCGGGTAAAGGAAGAAAAGGAAGCTATCAGTGCCGGAACGACCGAAAAAATCGAGGAAAAGAAAGAAACACCGGAACCGAAGAAGAAAGAGTCAAAGCCAAAGAGGGAAACTACGGTTCAGATCTTCGAAAGACTTGCCCCGGAGTATGATCTGCCAGATATGATAACAGATAAGATGGTTGAGTGGTGTATGTACAAGACAGAACGAAAAGAGCCGTATAAGGAACAGGGAATGAAAGCCTTACTCCGTAGGGTTGAAAAGAATGTCAAACAGTATGGAGAAGAAAGAATCTGCGAGCTGATTGACACCTGTATGTCAAGTAACTGGGTTGGAATCATCTGGAAAATATTGGAAGAAGAACAGCAGAAAAAGAGCAGTGGAAGTCCGATAAAGAGCAGAGTGAGTGAGGTGGACAACTGGTAATGACGAGAGATGAATTTAAGATTCTGGTAAAGGGAATGAAAGCCGTATATGCACAGCAGACGTTCCTTCCAGATAAAGATGCTTTCGATATGTGGTTTGCACTATTACAGGATCTTCCATATAAGCTGGCAAATGTGGCTATTCAGAAGCACATGCTTACAGAAAAGTTTCCCCCTACACCAGCAGAGATCAGGGAAAAGGCTGCACAGATGATAGAGGTACCAGAAACAGAAATGAGCGAACTGGAGGCTTGGGCTTTGGTAAGAAAGGCAATCAGGAACTCTGGGTACCATGCTCAAGAAGAATTTGATAAACTGCCGGAAGCCTGCCGGGAAGCCGTAGGGAATGCAGCCAATCTGGAAGAATGGGCGAAGATGGATTATGAAAAGGTAGAATCAGTAGGACAGTCACACTTCATCAGGAATTTCAGAACAGCAGTATTGCGTATCAAAGAAGAACAGAGACTGCCGGAACAGATGCGGAAGCTCATTTCTGAAATGAGAGAAAGCCGGATGAAAATTGAGGATAAGGAGCAGGGATAATGAATCAAGTTGTATTTACTGTACTTGGAGAGCCTGCCGGGAAAGGAAGACCGAGATTTTCTGCTTACCAGAACCCGAACGCTGGGAAAACTTATGGAAAAGCATATACTCCGAAAAAGACAGTGGTGTATGAAAATCTGGTAAGGACGGAATACGAAAGACAGTGCGGAGATTTTCGCTTCCCAGACGGTTCTATGTTGGATATGAGAGTGATGGCGTATTATGGCGTTACAAATTCTGCGAGCAAGAAGAAAAAAGAGAAGATGCTGGCAGGAATAATCCGGCCTACTAAGAAGCCGGATATGGACAACTGCCTCAAAGCGATAGCGGATGCCCTGAATGATGTTGCTTACAAAGACGATACACAGATTGTAGATTGTCAGGTAAGAAAATTCTATTCAGAGAAGCCAAGAGTTGTGATAAAGATCAGTCAGATAGGAGAATGATATGAGTATTCAGAATTATGTAGATATGACCATTGAGAGTGACATTTTTGCAGGAGCCAGAGATAGTTTTGATCTGATGATGCAGAAATTACTTCATAAAATGCAGCAGAACGCTTCGGATGAAGGAAGCATCACCCTGAAAGTCAGTGTAGATATGACTACTGAATGGATTCCCGATGGAAATGGAGAGAGTGAGGAATGCTTTAAACCAAAGATCAAGTATAAGGTTGACTATGCTGTTCCAGTTAAAGAGGGGCAGGACGGAAAGAAAGACCCAGGCATGAAGCTGGTTTATGATGCGGAGATTAGAAGGTACGTCCTGAAATATGTAAATGAAGGTGGACAGATGAGCATGTTTGACAGCGAATTTCAGGAAGCAGAAGCGGAAGATGTAACAGAATCCGATGTTCCGGCCATTGAAGGTCCAGTATCAGATCAGAATGCTCTTCCAGACAATTCAGAGGAAGAAGAAAGTGAAGAACCGGAAGAAACAGACATTCAGGAAGAATCAGATTCTCCAGAGGATAGTATGACTCCTCCAGATGATATTCCAGATGATTATGGATATGATGAACCGGATGTGGAAGATGATACATATGAGATTTAACAACATCTAAGCGTCAAATACTCAAATAAAAAAGAGCCTCCCGGTATTAATCCCAAGAAGCCCAAAAGCCTATAAAGATTTTATAAAAGAATCTTGGATTTGTCAATATCGGGAGGAGGAAATACATATGCAGGAAGAATCCGGGAAAATGACTGCACAGGAGTATTTGGGGCAGGTAGAACAAAAGATAATAGCTGTCAGGAATATCAATTCCGGTATCAATAATTTAAAAGAGATGCTATTTTCCCTTGGTGGAGCTGGAGCAGGAGAAAGAGTCCAGGCATCAAGGGAAAATGACAAGTTTGGTAGTATTTTTGCCAAGATTGATGAAAAAGAAAGGATTATGAACGAAAAGAGCAAAGAACTGATTGAGTTTACAGCAAAGGTAGATGATGAAATTTGCAGCATGGAAAATCCCCAGTACATGATGTTATTGCATAAAAAATACATACTGTTGGAGCCGTTAAAACAAATAGCTGCTGAGATGAATTTCACATACAGATATGTTACAAAAATACATGGATATGCCTTGCAGGAGTTTGAAAAGCAGTTTTTGTTCCCTGAGAGTTCCTAAAAGTTCCTATGAAGGTGCTCAAAGTTCCTATTTGGGTGAACAAAGTTCCCTTGCAGTTCCTGATTTTATAGTGTAGAGTGTAGGCTGTGAGAAGTTGAAAGACAGATCACCCAGTCTTACCGGGGACTGGACGTACTCATTTCCACCTTATATTTTTTGTATCCTATTGAGGACGGCGGCTTGTTTCGGCAGGCTGCCGATAAAGGTGTAAGTGGAAGATGGCGTAAGACGTAAAAGACATATGTAATAATCCTTTCATGTAAAGAGCTGACATTGTGTTGGCTCTTTTTTCGTGGGAAAAAGAGGCGAAAAATGAGTTTATTGGAAGAAAAGAGAATTGAGACTCTTACCATGAAAGTCCGGGATATTAAGACCGGATTCGGAAATCCGAGAAAGATTGGTAAGAAAGAAGCGGAGGAGCTGGAAGAATCTCTGGAGAAGTACGGGGATTTTGGAATCTTCCTGATTGACGAGCATGATAATGTTATTGCCGGAAATCAGAGATTAGCTATCCTCCAGAGAAAAGATGGAGATATTGAGGTGCTGTGCAAGAGACTGATCGGGTATACGAAGTCAGAACTTAGAGCCATCAATATCAAAGACAATACCCATTCTGGTGAGTGGGATCTGGAAGAACTGGCGAAGTGGACAGCGGATTTGAACATCGACCTCGGTGTTAAGCTCGACAACAAGGACCAGTCACAGAAAACAATAAAAGAAATGGAACTCATACGATTTGAAAAGTATGATTATGTGCTTCTGGTATGCCGAAATGAGCTGGATTACAATGAGCTGATTAGAAAGCTCGGTATTGAAGGAGCAAAAGTAAGCATGGGAAGAAACCGAACAATCAAAGGAAGGGCAATCTGGTACGATCAGATCAAAGGTCAGATAGTGGAAGGAGGTACTCAGGATGGAAAGAGCGACAGAGAAGATATGGCTGGCGAGACCGGAAATGATGGGGAATGAGGCTCTGTATGTACAGAAGTCTCTGGAAAGCGGATGGATCACATCTGCATATAACGAAGAATCCTATATTGGAAAGTTTGAACGAAGCGTTGAAGGATTTTTGAAATTCGGAAAGGCAGTAGCCGTGAACTCTGGAACATCAGCAATCCATCTGGCACTGCTCATGGCAGGAGTACAGAAAGGAGATATGGTATTCTGTTCCGATCTTACCTTTGCTGCTTCTGCTAACCCGATCAGATATATTGGTGCAGAACCAGTGTTCATTGATAGCGAGATGGACACAATGAACATGGATCCAGACGCTCTGGAAAAGGCATTCTCAACCGGATTGCTTCCGAAAGCAGTAATTGTTGTTCATGTTTATGGTACACCAGCAAATATGGACAGGATAATGAATATATGCAGCCGCTATGGGGTTCCGGTCATTGAAGATGCTACGGAATCGTTTGGAGCAGTTACTGATGGCGAGATGGTAGGAACTATCGGAGACTTCGGATGCCTTTCATTCAATGGAAACAAGATGATTACAGCCGGCGGAACCGGGGGAATGCTTATCTGCCGGAATGAAGAAGAAGCTCGCAGAGCTGCGTTTATTGCTTCTCAGGCAAAAGAAGCTGTTCCTTGGTACGAACATAAAGAAGTCGGGTACAACTATCGCATGGCGAATATGAACGCGGCTTTTGGATGCGCTCAGATGGAACATATTGAAGAAAGAATTACAAGAAAGATGGCGATATGGGATAGATACCGGAATGCTTTCAGAGAAGTTAACTGTGGAATCCATATGAATCCGATCCGGGTGGGAACTACCGTTGGAGTTGCATGGCTGTCATGCGCGCATATCGACCCAGACATAAAGAAAAAGCCCGAATATGTTATTGAAGAACTTGGAAAGTTGAATATTGAAGCCCGTAGAATTTGGAAGCCGTTGCATAGGCAGCCTGTATTCCAGAACTGCCGCAGGTTCTCAGGAGCCTATAATGGATCCATATATGTTTCTGATTATCACTTCCTGACAGGAATTTGCCTGCCGAGTGATACAAGAATGACGAATGAGGAGCAGGATTATGTTATTGAATCTGTTCTTCACATCTTGGAGGTGTGACATGACATATTTATTTACTGGAAGCCGGGTATTGGTTACTGGAGGAACAGGAAGTTTCGGTCATGCTGTCGTGGACAGACTCTTGAAGACTGGAATCGGTGAGATTGTCATTTTCTCCAGAGATGAAAAGAAACAGTTCGATATGCAGAAAGAATATCACGGAGATTCGAGATTGAAATTTGTAATCGGAGATGTGAGAGATTACGCAAGTGTCCGAAAAGCAATGAAGAATGTAGATTATGTATTCCATGCAGCCGCACTGAAACAGGTACCAGCTTGTGAGTTCTATCCAGAAGAAGCAGTTAAGACAAATGTGCTTGGTGGCACGAATGTTCTGGATGCTGCTATTGATGCAAAGGTAAAGAAAGTTATTGTCCTCAGCACAGATAAGGCAGCATATCCGATCAATGCTATGGGAATCACCAAGGCCATGATTGAAAAAATCTCAGTAGCCAAGGCATATGAGCAAAGTGGGACAGTGATCTGCCGCACCAGGTACGGGAATGTCATGGCTTCCAGAGGTTCTGTTATCCCATTGTTTGTAAAACAGTTGGAAATGGGAGAAAATATTACGATCACAAATCCAGACATGACAAGATTTATGATGAGTCTTGATGATGCTGTTGATCTTGTGCTGTATGCGTTTGAACGTGGGGAAACAGGTGATCTTCTGGTCCAGAAAGCACCAGCAGCCACGATTGACACTCTGGCAAGAGCCATCTGCAGGTTAAAGAACTGTGATGAGAGCAGGATTTCTGTAATCGGGGAAAGACCGGGAGAAAAGATGAATGAAGTGCTGATTACGCAGGAAGAAATGCCAAATGCTCGCGATTGTGGTGCTTTTTACAGAATTTTACCGGATAAGCACACATTACACTACCACGAAGAACCCAAAAGCCAAATAAAGAAAAATACGGAGCCTTATTCATCTGATAATACAGAACTGCTTGACGTGGAAGGAATGATGCGGCTCTTGAAAAAGCTGCCAATGTTCCAGAATGGGAGGTAGGTATGAAAGAGAAAACCGTAGGGGTTTATTGCCCTAGCTATCGAAGGTCTGACTGCATTATGACTCAGAATATCCTGAATGATGTTACTTATGTAGTGAGAGCTTCTGAGGAAGAAGCCTACCGGAATGCAGGAGTCCGTAAGTTAATATCTGCTCCCGATGAAGAAATCAATAGTATGTCCAAAGTAAGACAGTGGATTCTGGATAATTCACCGGAAGATATTATTGTGCAGGTGGATGATGATATTAAACAGATCCTATACCGGACAGATATTGTGATGGAGATAAAAGACCCGGATGTTATTGATATGGAATTTCTTCGTATAGCACAGTTGCTCAGCGATTTGAAACTTGGATATGCCACGATTACAGTTACGCCAAGACCGTATTTGTATCAGGAGGAGTTCAAGTTCAATAGTATGGGTGGAGGAATCTACTGGTATAACAAAGAATGCTATAAGGCGAAGAATGACGATCAGGCAGACTGTAAAGAAGATGTAGATAAAATCCTTCAGGAATTGATGCTAAACAGAATTATTCTTATGCCTAAGTATCTGGCAATGTATGTAAAGACAGATACCAATGAAGGTGGAGACAACATCAACAAGAACAGTAAAGTAATCCGGGAATGCAATGAATATATGAAACTGAAATGGGGAAAATACTATACTTTTGACGAGAAAAAGAACACAGTAACGATTAAGGTGCCGAGGTGAGAATATGAAGACAATGGAAAAGTTTGATACTAAGATCAGTGAAATTATCCGAAAATGCGAAGGAAAGAATGTGATCCTGTACGGATATGGAGAAAGCGGACAGTTTCTGGAATGGTATTTCGGACGCATTTATGGGAAACAGTTCATGTGCGTAATAGATGATACGATGTGTATTCCGGGACGATCTATACAGAGGACCATCATTCTTGAGTACATCGACCCGGATGAAACTATGATCCTGTCTTCCATTGAGAAGAGTGCAGTCCCAGTGATAAGCTTGGCGAGAATGGAAGCCTGTGGGTATACAGAAGGAGAAAACCTCCTGTTCCTTACAGACGAAATCGCCCCTATACAGTTTAGTTTTTATGACTGGATGGAGCATGACTGCGGAGTAGACCTGAAAGCAAAGGTTGAGACAAAGGATTTTGATTATGAGGCAGGGGATGCAACTGCAAGCGGACCAAGTAGACAGAGAAGTCTGTTTGACATCTGCAAGATTCCGGGAATGGTAAAAGAACCTGTGCTGGATTTTGGCTGCGGAAAAGGAGCTGCGCTTGCCATTATGCTTGCGGCAGGAATCAAGGAAGCGGCAGGAATCGAAAAGAGCCAGAAGCTCAGTGATACTGCTAGAAGTAACCTGAATAAGATTGGGGGAGAGCTGGTGGAGATATTTACTCTGGACGCGACAGAAGCAACAGACCTGTTGGACAGATACAATACATTCTACCTGTATGACCCATTCAGGGGAGACACCTTCAGGAAAGTAATAGATCATATTGAAGACAGTGTTAGGAGGACAAAAAGACATGTCAGAATCATCTATGCTAATCCGTGGCTACATAAAGAAGTGGAGAAGAACGGGATTTTCCGATTAACGAAACAGGTAAATTCAGAGTTCTTTCTTAATATTGTGAATGAATACGAAAATATCTGAAATTGTCAAAATTTAGTTTGACTGCCTGCGCTCATGCTTGCTACGATGATACCGTGAAATAAATATATAACGAAAGGAAGTATCAGAAATGGCAATGTTGTATACAAAGAACGGTCATAGTATGTATGATATGGTAAGCCTGCTCCAGAAAGCTATCCGTAGAGGCGATGCGGAAGTTGCTGGATACGCAGCGAATGAACTGAGAGGAAGGTATAACGCTTACTTGTGGAGAAGATTGCTTGCAATATCAGCAGAAGATTGTTATGGAATTATGACAAAAGAAATTGAAGCCTTGCGAGAAGCGGATGATGTTTATAACCAGAAAAGAAAAGGATATGAACGTGAGCCGCTATTCATCAGCAAGGCTATTACTTTGCTCTTATATGCAAGAAAGAACAGAGACGCGGATTATTTCAGCTGCAACCTGATGCAGAGTGAACGGGTGAAAGATTATGATGAATACCTGCACATTGAAGACTGTGGATTTTCTGGAATGCCTTCTTATGCGTATGATTGTCACACGCTGGAGGGAAAAAGAAGGGGCAAGACAGTAGCAGATTTCATCGTTGATGAACAGAAGTCTTTGAAACCGAAACAGGAAGGAATGTACGATGAAGAATCATGGGAAAGATTCCTGAATGCAGAAAAGCATGGCGGTTGGATCAATAATGATGAAAGATACCCTTTGCCGACAGCAGAACAGCTCAAAGATTTGGAAAATGAAGATTTTTCCGGTGGAACTACTGTAAGTTATGAGCAGATGGACCTGTTTGGAGGTAAAAAATGGTAAGAAAATCAGATATGGTAAGAAATCTGGTAAAGAACGGGCAGTATCAGAAAGCCCTGGCAATTGCAAAGAAGTTTACCATGGGAATCTCCACGAAAGATCACAGAGCAATGGTGCTGGCACATGAATGCTATACAAACGCCCGTTTTTATCAGGAACTTGGAGTGAATGCAGACGAAGCGATAGCGGAGGGAGAAGCAGTTGTAAAGAGGTTATACGGGTAAGAAGTAAAAGAAAAAAGAAAAAATGAGGAAAGCAGCGGGTTTTGTCAATGAATCCACTGCTTTTTTCATGCAAAAGAGAGGTGGCTTTTATGGCAAATGAGCAGAACCTCATTCCTTTTGGATCGGGAAACCGAAGTGAGAGTGAAGAAAGAGCTATGCGCTCTAAAGGTGGAAAGAAATCTGGAGAAACGAGGCGTAAGAAAACAGCCATGAAAAAGGCTGCGAATATACTGCTCAATATGCCTATTTCGGAAGAAGCCTATCCTACGATCATCCAGACATTGCAAAAGATGGGCTTTGATGATGATATGTTGACCAATCAGACAGCGATGTTAGTCAGTATGTGGAGAGAAGCAATGGAAGGGAATGTAAGAGCTGCTGAGTTTATGAGAGATACCGCCGGACAGAACGTACAGAATATCCAGCAGAAGAAAGAGTTCGAGTATAAGAAAGAACGCGATGCTGGTATCAGCCAAGAGATTGAGGATCTGGACGAAATCGAGGAAGAAATTTATGGCAAAGGACAAGAAAGTAAAGAAAATCAAGAAGTCAGACCTGAAACGGAAGAAAACGATCCAGTTTAATTTCGGTGAAGGACATAAGGAATACATCCGAAGGTGCAGATATGCAACGTTCAATATTCTGGAAGGAGCTGTTCGTTCTGGGAAGACGGTTGACAATGTATTTGCTTTCGCGCACGAATTGAAGACCACACCGGATAAAATCCATCTTGCTACCGGATCTACGATGGGTAACGCAAAGCTGAATATAGGCGATGCAAATGGATTTGGGCTGGAATGGATATTCAGAGGACAGTGTCACTGGGGAAAGTACAAGGACATGGAAGCCTTGATTATCCAAGGACCTTTGACAAATTTCAAGCCAAAGATAGTGATCTTCGCAGGTGCGTCTTCGTCCGACAGCTATAAAAAGATTCGTGGTAACAGTTATGGTATGTGGATTGCAACAGAGATCAACCTGCACCATGACAGCGCAATCAAAGAAGCATTCAACAGACAGCTCGCAGCTAAGAATAGAAAGATATTCTGGGATATGAACCCGGAACATCCGAAAGCACCCATTTATGAGAATTACTTGGATGTTTATGACAGGAAAGCCAAGGAAGGGACCCTGAAAGGCGGCTATAATTATGCTCACTTCACGATCTTCGAGAATGTGAATATCACCAAGGAACGTCTGGAAGAAATTGTCAGTCAGTATGATGAGCATAGTATCTGGTATGTCCGGGATATTCTCGGAAAGAGGAGTATTGCTGAAGGACTGGTATATACCCAGTTTGCATCATTGGCGGCTATGGATGTCAACCCAATGAAGATCAGCACAAAAGAAGCCCAAGAAATGATGAAGCGTGGAGAACTGATTGGCATTACCATAGGCGTTGATTTTGGCGGCAATGGTTCCGGTCATTCTTTCGTAGCAACAGCTCCGACAGTCGGGTATGGAAAGCTCGTTGCACTGGCTTCTGAACTGCACAAGGAAGAACTGGATCCTGAAGCACTTGGACAGGTATTCCTGAAATTCGTTCTGAAAATAAAAGGACTGTTTGGCTCTTTGATGGCAATATATTGTGATTCTGCTGAGCAGGTCCTTATCAGAGGATTGAGAACAGCTATGGCGAGAGCAGCTATGGGAGACATCAAAGTCGGAAATGCCAGAAAGGAACGAATCAATGATAGAATCTTTTGCTTTACATCGCTGGTAGCTCAGGGAAGGTTTATGTACACAGATATGTGTGCCACTCTGGAAGATGCTTTAAGCATGGCAGTGTGGAGACCAAACACCATAGAGTTAGAGCGTCTGGACGATGGAACATCAGACATTGATACGCTGGATGGCTTTGAATACAGCTATGAACGTGATATGAAGGATTATCTGAAAATGCAAGCAGGGTAGGTGGTAGAGATTGAGATTCAGCATAAGAAATTTTATCAGAAAGTGGGTGGACAAGTTGTTTCCAGTGAAAAGCCTTGAAAATGAGATGAAGATTCAGATTGCAGTGTCAAGTAAAATGGACAATGCTATTGAGCTTTGGAAAGATATGTATGAGAATCATCCACCGTGGGAAGGAAAGGAAGGAGTTATCTGCACCAATATTCCAGCTACGATAGCAGAGGAAATGGCAAGGCTTATCCTTACAGAGTTTGAGCTAGAAGTAACCGGAAGTCAGATGGCAGACTTTATCAACGAACAGTTGGAGAGAGAATTGATTGATCTGGATATTCAGATGGAACGGTACTGTGCGAAAGGCGGTATTGTCTTGAAACCGTATGTATCTGTTGATGCAGATGGGAGTCCGGACAAAATAGAAATCGACTTCGTAGAAGCAGATAAGTTTTATCCGACTGAATACAATAGCAAGGGTGAGATTACATCTGCAGTTTTTCTCCAGCACAAGAGGATTGGAGAATATCTGTATACCAGAGCTGAATACCATCGGTTCAGTGGAAATAGTGTCACCATAGTAAATAAGGCTTTCCGATCAGAAAGAGAAGCCACTTACAATGATGATGAAGCGGTGTTTAGCAGGCCGTTTGATAAGCCTGTTCTCCTGTCAGAAGTGCCTGAGTGGGCTGGCCTATCAGAAGAACCAGTAACCATAGGAAATGTATGGAAGCCCTTGTTTGTCTATATCAGAACTGCCAAGAGTAACAATATAGACAATGGTTCTCCGCTGGGAGTGTCAGTATATTCCAAGTGCATTGAACTGGTCCATGAAGTAGATAAGCTCATGGGACAGATAGTGTGGGAATATGATGCGAAAGAAGCGGCACTCCATGTTTCTGAGGAGTTCTTAAAGAAAGATAAGAACGGAAAACCTGTGCTTCCAGAAGGAAAAGACAGACTTTACAGATCCTTTGATGAAGGAAACGGAGATAAAGGATTGTTTGCAGAATACAGCCCGGAAATCAGAGATGATCCTATGTTCAATGGGCTGAATAAGTTTCTGAAGCGTATTGAATGGACGGTAGGCTTTGCCTATGGAACGCTGTCTGATCCTAATGAGTTGGACAAGACAGCTACTGAAATCCTTTCATCCAAACAGAGATCGTACCGGACGGTCAGCAGACTCCAGAAAGCATGGACAATAGGCATTGAAAATTTAGTAGATGCTATGGTAGTCCTTGCCAGACTGTATGGTTTGGCACCGGACGGAACTGTGAATGTCAACTGCAACTGGGGTGACAGCGTTCTGGAAGACACTGAAAAAGAATATCAGAGAAGATGGGCGATGGTTGTTTCTGGAAAGATGAAACTTGAGAAGTTCTACGCATGGTATTTTGGATGCACAGAGGAAGAAGCGAAGGAATATATACCGGAGCAGACGCAAATGTTCCAGGAAGAATAGGAGGTGTGAACCATGCTGACACCAGAATACCTGGCAGTGTTCACAGATGGTTATCTTGGCATGGTTGATGTTCTGAATGAACAGATAGTCCGGGATATATCCAGAAGGATGATGAAGACTGGGAAGATTACTGGCACAGCCAAATGGCAGATCAGACAAGCACAACAGTCAGGAAAGTTGCTGGATGATATTGTGAAAGACATTGGAAAGTTCACGAATTATTCGGATGAAAAGATCAGGAGCATGTTTAAGGAAGCTGGCATTATTTCCATCAACAATGATGCAAGCCCGCTTGTTAAAGCAGGGATTGTAAAGAAAGCAACGCTTTCACAGAATATGTCAGAATTGCTCATTGCAAATGCCAGAAAGACAGTTGGAGATGTGAATAACCTTACATTGACTACTGCCTCTAAGTCACAGCAGATGTTTATTCAATCTCTGAATGAAGCAATGCTTCAAGTACAGAGTGGTGCGTTTTCATATCAGGAAGCATTGAAACAGGCAATCAAGAAGGCTGCGCAATCCGGAGGCAAAGTGCTGTATAGCTCTGGATCACAAATGTCTCTTGATGCGGCTATGAGGATGGCATTGCTTACTGGAGTAAATCAGACCGCAGCTTCTCTCACAGAACTGTATGCCTCAGATATGGATGTAGAGTATTACGAAACCTCTGCTCATGCCGGGGCAAGACCTTCCCACACTGTTTGGCAGGGAAGGATATTCAAGATTGATGGAAGCACTTCTGAATATCCGAATTTTGCTGACTCCACAGGATATGGCACAGTTGGAGGATTATGCGGAGCGAATTGCAGACATAGTTTTCATCCGTATTGGCCCGGAATATCGGAACCAGCCTATACCAAGAATATGCTTCAAGATTATAATATTCCAAAGCATGAGTATAATGGCAAGTTGCTGACAGAATATGAAAGCGATCAGCTTATGCGACAAATGGAAAGGAGCATCCGGGAAAGTAAGAGAACCTTAGTTGGATATGATTCAGCGATGCAAAATGCGCAGGATGTAGAGACAGAGAACTCCATGAAGGAAGCCTTTCAAGAGGAAGCTGTTAAATTAAAAGAGAAAGAAAAGAAACTGAAAGACTTCTGTTCCAAGACCGGAAAGAAGCAGGATACGGCAAGAACACAGGTTTATGCTGTAAAAGATGATTATGGAAATGTAGTTGGATATGGTCGGTCCACCAGCATGAAAGCAGTGTGGGCGAACCGTAAAGCAAAGAAGTAGGAGGAATAGAACATGAAGAAATTATTTATTAGTCAGCCAATGAAAGGGAAAACAGATGAACAGATTCTTGCTGAACGCGAGAAAGCAATCAAAAGCGCAGAAAGACAGTTAGGAGAACCAGTAGAGATCATTGATTCTTTCTTTCAGTCAGCCCCAGCAGACGCTAAACCCTTATGGTTTTTAGGAAAATCTCTGGAACTTTTGTCTGGAGCAGACATTGCTTACTTTGCAAAGGGATGGCAGGAAGCCAGAGGATGCAAGATTGAGAATGCCTGTGCTATTGAATACGGCATTGCAGTGATTGAAGATTACGCGGCAGAATAGGAGGACAATAATGAAATTTAAAGAAGCATTTGAAGAAATGAAATCTGGAATTCCAGTAAAACTTCCGTCATGGGCGGGTTATTGGTGGTGGGATGAAGAATCCAAGACAATCCTTATGTACACAAAAGATGGTGGCTGTCTGGATATAAGAGAAACACAGAATGTGGAGTATACGCTTCAGAATATTCTTTCCGATGAGTGGGTTTATGCGGATAGTCGGAACTGCCCAATACTTGGTGGAGAAGCAACATTCTCATTCGGAGAAGCGATTAAGTACCTGAAAAGAGGATTTAAAGTGGCACGTAAAGGCTGGAACGGTAAGAAACAGCATATTCAGCTTGCTACTGGTATTTCTTACAAGACAGCAGATGGAGAAATTGTAAACTGCGAACATGATGCTATTGGAAACATGGCTATTGCATTTGTTGGAACATCAGGAGTACAGATGGGATGGCTTGCAAGTCAGGCAGATATGCTGGCTGAAGACTGGGTATTTGCAGAATCAAAATGATTCAAAAGTATGTTGTCAGTAAAGACATAGAGATGTTGGCTCCAGAGTGGCTGGCATCAAGAATTGATTACAGAACCGTTAAGATCCTGTTCCGGGATGTGTACGGACACTTTGAAGTGAAAGGGGTGAGAGTTGGTGATGAAGTTGCACGAATTGGTGACACCATTGTTTTTGATGGCAGACGATTATCCGTAGAGAGGAGGTGATCCGATATCTCCCAGCCTGAGGGTTAGAGGGTAGAGCTTATTTTGATTCTTAACTGAATAGGTATATATTTCTCCATTAATGTTATCAAAAGCTGTCACAGGTGGAATCTGGAAGCCTCAATGATACATTAATGTAATTACTGGGCTGTTTATGCAGTCCATTTTTATTGCCCTGTGATATGGCATATAAACTGTCTCTTTCCCGATCATGCCGGGAACTGAAAGCATGATAGCAGAGCCGGAGTGAACCGGAATCTAAATTAAATCAGCGAATAAAAGAAAGAGAGGTAAGTATAACATGGCTTACGAATTTTTAAAGAAACTGTTTGGAACACCGAAAGATGGTGAAGAACCAAAGAGAATGACCTATGCAGAACTGGAAGCTGCTCTTGATGCAGATAAGAAGATCCAGGTTGTTGATCTGAAAGCCGGAGGATATGTAGCAAAAGAGAAGTTCGATGCTAAGAATACCGAGCTTGAAGGAGTGAAACAGCAGCTTACAGATGCCAACACAGAGATTCAGTCCTATAAGGATATGGATATTGATGGTATCAAAGCAAAAGCGGCTGAGTGGGAGCAGAAATACAATACTGACACCCAGGCACTCAATGATAAGCTGAGAAAGCAGGAGTTAGATCACCAGATGGATAGATATTTGGACAGTGCTGGCATTAAGCCGGGAGCAATGTACAGAAATTTTGTTCGTTCTGCAATGGAAGCAAAAGAGTTCAAGTTTGACGGAAACAAATTTGTTGGAGCAGATGATTACATCAAAGAACTGAAAGAAAATCCAGACTACAAAGATGCCTTCATTGTTGAGAAACCGGATAATGACCCTGAGCTGAACATCGGTACAGATGGTCCGGTTGAACCACCAATTAATGCCCCGTATTTTGCAGGTCCGACTCGTTCTGAACAGGAACCGTCAAAAGATAACGTATTCAACTTCGGATTTACCGGAGTAAGAAAGCATGATTAGGAGGAAAAAGAATTATGGCAGCATTAAATTACGCAACTGAATATCAGAGATCATTGGAACAGGCGTTTCCATACTCGCTGTATTTTGGAGCACTTTATTCTACTCCAAATAACGGAAGATACAGATGGCTTAACAGCAAGACAATCCAGATTCCGAGCATTTCGGTAACAGGACGTGTTGATTCCACAAGAGATACCATTGCAACTGCATCCAGAAACTATGACAATAGTTGGACACCGCTGACTCTGAGCAACGAAAGAAAATGGTCTACTCTGGTACATCCAAGAGATGTACAGCAGACCAATCAGGTAGCTACGATCACTAATATTACCAGAGTCTTCAATGAAGAACAGAAGTTCCCTGAAATGGATGCGTATACCATTTCCAAGATCTATTCAGACTGGACTTCAAAGGGAGAAACAGCAGATACTACGGTACTGACTGCAGAAAATATTCTTAGCGTGTTCGATAAGTTTCTGGAAGAAATGTCTGAAGGAAGGGTACCGAAAACAAATCTTATCCTGTATCTTACACCAGCAACCAATACACTGATTAAAAATGCTCAGGGAGTTTACAGAACCTTAGACGTAGGACATCAGAACAAACTTTCCAGAGCAATTACAGCACTGGATGAAGTACAGATTGTGGAAGTTCCATCAGAACTGATGAAGACACTGTACGATTTCACTCAGGGCTGGAAACCTGCCGGAAGTGCGAAGCAGATCAATATGATGCTGATTAATCCACTTGCAGTTATTACACCGATAAGCTACGAATTTGCAAAACTTGATTCTCCATCTGCGCTGTCTGAGGGCAAGTATGTTTATTACGAAGAATCTCACGAAGATGTATTCGTACTGGCAAATAAGAAAAAAGCAATCCGTATGTCAGTGGAGGCGTAGAAAATTCTGTATGTCTGGAGATGCTGCAAGTTGTGACACCTCCAGACATCAAAAGAGAGGAGAAAAGTAATGAGTTATATCGTGCAGAAAGCTAATCGCGTGCTTACGATCACAGATGAAAAAGCAGATGAATACTTGAAGATGGGTTATACCGTGAAGGATATGTCCGGGAATGTGATCTTACAGCCGGAACCTACCGGAAAAGAAGCTGTAAATAAGATTCACGAACTGGAAGCCAAAAATAAGGAGCTGGAAGAAGAATTAGATGCGGCTGCAACACATGTCAGTGATGCTGATGATAAGATCAATAAACTCCAGAAGGAAAATGCTGAACTCCAGAAAGAAAATGCTGAGTTAAAAGCTGCAATTAAGGCACAGTCCACAGCTGGTGCAGTTGTACAGGATTCACCAGATTCAGGAAAGAAGACAGCTGCCAAGTCTACAAAGAAATCAGAGTAGGAGGTAGTTTATGTATTTAGCAACGAAAGAAGGAAGTTCGTGCAGGATTCCAGAACGGAAGAAAGCATACTATGAGTCCATGGGATATGTATGCACAGATTTAGATGCACCAGAAGTAGGAGTAAAGAAGCAGGTAAAAGAGCCTGCCAAATCGGTCAAATCAGAGCCTAAAGAGTAGAAAGCAACCAAATCTATACTGGAGGTGATAAAGTTGCTCACAAGAGACACCAGAAGCCCATATGTAGATTATCGGTATTATCAGAAAGTTTACCATGGGAAAATTGTGAAAGCTGATGAATTTCAGACTGCAGAAATAGAGGCAGAAGCGTTTGTGAATGCAATTACGTTTGGAAGAATCAGCAAACTGGATCCAGTGCCGGATTGCGTGAAACTTGCCATTTGTTCTGTTATTGAAGTTCTACATCAGTATATAGAAAGCCATCAGTCCCAGATCAAATCTGAAAGCAATGATGGATATTCTGTTACTTATGCTGAAGCTGTGAAAGATGCCGATTGCAATATTAACATGAGGCACAGAACAAAGAGACATCTTGCCAATACAGGGCTGATGTATAAGGGGTGGTCAGAAGAATATGATTAATGCAATTTTTGAAATGACTATTTTCAATGCGTTCACCGGTCCTGATAGAAGGGAGTTTTACTTTCCTACCAGAATCGGAGGAATCACATGGTATGAAAATAGCACCATATCAGGCTCAGAAGGATTCAAAAAGAATCAGGATGCGTATTCCATAAGAGTACCCATTGCTGCTTCTGTTCAAGATCAGCGGACTTTCTTGCCTCCAGATGAATTTAGAAGACTGTCTCTCAGAGAGTTGCCTAAACATTGGACGATTCAGGAAGGAGACTACATATTCCCGAAACTGTTCTATCCATCAAAGTGGAGATGGGATGATTTTTCATTTAGAACCGGGATTATCTCAGAAGAATGGAATGAATTTGAAGGCAGTATCTGCTACGGGAAGAACTGGAAATGGGATGATTTCAGTTTCCGATACGGCAGAATAAAGCCGAATGCAAGATCCGATGTTGGCATGGTACTGGAACAGAAGTACCGAAAGGTAATAAAGGTTTCTGGCTATGCAGACAACACAAAAAGAGGAGGTTCTCATGTAAGGCACTGGAGGATTAACGGAGGATAATGGCAGGGCAGAATATAACACAGCCATCAAATACTCATTTCCAGACTGGAAACGGTAGAGGTACGTTGGTTTGGAATCCGGTTTTTGCCAGCCTGAGAAGCCAACAGTTCAATAAAGCCCAGAAGTTTATCGACTCAGAAGTTATCCGATATTGTAGTCCAAAGGTTCCGTTTAGAACAGGATATTTGGACAGATCCGGGACTCTAGGAACTGTGATCGGAAGTGGACTGGTTCAGTATAGTGTTATTTACGCAAAGGTTCAGTATTATAACACACCAGAAACGAGATCCTATGATGCCGACAGAGGAGGAAAGTGGTTTGAGAGAATGAAGGTTTCAAATGGAAAAGACATTCTGGCAGGTGCAAAGAAAATAGCCGGAGGAGGATAGAAACAATATGGCTGATTCAATCATACAGGCAGTGACAGATTATTTTGTGGACTGTCCTCTGCTGAAAGATGGAGTATTTAGAGTAGATGCACTCGGGGCAAATGGAATTGAATATGTAGTAGAGACTGGAACATTTGACCCGATTCTGCAGAACTATGTAGACGGAAGCTCAGAGAGACAGTACCAGTTTTCATTTGGTTCCAGAGAATATTACTCGATGGACAGGCTCCAGAATATAGAAAGCAGCGCATTTTATGAAAAGTTGGCTGACTGGGTAGAAGAACAGAGCTTACGCGGTATTCTGCCTGAACTTCCAGATGGAATGACAGCAGAAGAACTGAATGTACTTTCAGCAGGATATATTTTTGATTTATCAATGAAAAATGCAAGGTATCAGATACCGTTGCAGTTAGTTTATTTTAAGGAGGCATACAAAGATGGAAGAAAATAACACAAGAGATGTTGTACAGAGACACCAGTTTGCAGATTACCTGAACATTGGAACATCATCAAAGCCGAATTGGGTATTGATGGGAGTTGGATTTACTACACTGGATGAAACATTTGGTGCAGAAAGTGAATCTGAGAAATATGTAAATGAGTCAACAAGCAGTTCTTCCGTAGTATCTTATACATCGGTTTTCCCATTTGAAGCAAGGCTGATTAAGAGCCAGGATGCTGTGAATGCGCTGTACCATGTTGGAAGAAATCATCTGACAGGAAGTGATGCGGAGTTTGAATATTGTAGAGTAGAACTGTGGGATCAGAAGATGCAGACAGAAACCAAAGTGGAGAATACATTTGCTGCCAGAAAGTTCTTAGTATCAGCAGAAATCAGCGGTGTATCAGGAGAAAAGAAACAGAGCATGAGTGGAAATCTCAATGCAGTTGGAGATCCGGTAGATGGATACTTTAATACGAAAACGACTACTTTTGAAGCAGCGTAAGTAAAACAGGAGGTATTGTTGAATGAGTATGTTAAAAATTTGCGGTCAGGAATTAGAGTTAGATTTGTTTGATGCGGACGTTATGGATAGGTTTGAGAATGCCTTGGAAGATGTGCAGAAGAAAGCAGAAGAATACAAAAAGAATCAGAATATGTCAGGAGCAGACGGGATTCGAGCTATGTGCGGCGTTGTCAATGTTTTCTTTGATGATGTTTTTGGAAAAGGCACAGCAGAGAAACTGTTTAAAGGCAAGAACAACCTTCTGGTAAGTATGGACGCATTTGCGGCTGTAACCTCAGAATCCAACAAGATAAAAGGTCAGGTTAATGGTCTTATGAATAAGTACAACATGAACCGGGCACAGAGAAGACAGGAAGGAAAGAACAATAAGAACGGGAAGAATAGACCATGAATTGCAATATTCTCGTAGACGTTCTTCCAGATACAGTAGAAATCAATGGTGTGGAATATGCGATAGAAACAAATTTCCGCACCTTTATCTTGTTTGAACTGTTGATGCAGGAGACAGAACTATCGGATTCCGAGAAAGCCATAAAAGCCCTCCATCTCGTTTATCCGGTAGTGCCATCAGACCTTGACGAAGCAGTAAATAAGATGATTTGGTTCTATTCTTGCGGAAAGAAATGGAGAGAAAAGAGGGCTGCCACTGTAAATGGAGCTTCTGAGGTTCGTAGAGTATATTCTTTCGAGCATGATGATGATTACATATATTCGGCCTTTCTGACTCAGTATGGAGTAGACTTGCAAGATGTGGAGTATCTGCATTGGTGGAAGTTCAAGGCAATGTTCCGAACACTGTCCTCAGATTTGGAGTTCAGCAAGATCATGGAGTACAGAAGTGTAGATATTGATGCCAATATGAGTAAAGAACAAAGTGCGTTTTACAGACGTATGAAAGAGCTGTATGCTCTGCCACTTCCAGAAGATGAAGAACAGAAACTGGATGCTATCGAGGAAGCTCTTATGAACGGCGGTGACCTTACCGGATTACTATGAGGGGGTGTCTGATATTGAAGAAGTAAATAAGAAAATGATCCGGGTAGAATGCCCGGAATGCAGATACAAAATGCCGATATTCTTTGAAGAAACGGCAGAATGTTCGGGCGTGATGGTGTCCTGTAAAGGGAGAAACTGTCACGCCCGTTTTGAATTAAAGATCAGAAACGGAAAGCAAATCAAGTAGTGCCATTATGAGCCGATGATTGAACCGAGAAATGAGGTGAGAACATGGGCTATGATGGCACACTAAAATTTGATACCAGTATTGATAATTCAGGGTTTCAGACCGGATTAGATAAAATATCTGGTTTAGCCAGTGGAGCCATTAAGACAACGGCGACGATCCTTGCCGGAGCTGCGACAGCCGCCGGAGCATTGGGAACAGCCGCGATTAAGACGGGAGCTGATTTCGAAGCCGGAATGAGCAAAGTACAGGCTATTTCTGGAGCATCCGCAAATGATATGGTGCAATTGACTGAGAAAGCAAAGGAGATGGGAGCTAAAACCAAATTCTCTGCTTCTGAGTCTGCCGATGCTTTTCAGTATATGGCAATGGCTGGATGGAAGACCAAGGATATGCTTGGCAGTATCGAAGGTATTATGAACCTTGCGGCGGCTTCTGGGGAAGATTTGGCAAGTACATCGGACATCGTGACAGATGCCATGACAGCCTTCGGGTTGGCTGCTGATGGGACAACAACGATTGTCAAGGATGGACTCACAAAGGAAGTTTCCAATGCTGCTCATTTCGCAGATGTTCTGGCACAGTCAGCCTCAAATTCCAATACGAATGTCAGTATGCTCGGAGAGTCGTTTAAATATGTAGCTCCGGTAGCTGGTTCCCTTGGGTACAGCATAGAAGATACCGCTATTGCTTTGGGTTTGATGGCAAACCAAGGAATCAAAGCATCCACAGCCGGAACAGCATTAAGACAGTTGCTGACGAACTTGGCAAAACCAACGGATACTATGGCAGCTGCTATGGATTATCTGGGTCTATCTTTGCAGAACAGCGATGGATCCATGAAATCTTTGCAGGAAATTATGAATGATCTTAGAGCATCATTTGGAAACTGCAAAATGCCGATGGATGAGTTCCAGAAACAGTTACAGGAAATCCAGACCAAGTACGAAAATGGAGAACTTACTGAAAAGAAATACACCAAGGCCGTAGAAGATCTGACTGAAAAAGCCTATGGTGCTGAAGGTGCACTGAAAGCGAAATATGCTGCCACATTAGCCGGACAGCAGGGTATGGCTGGCTTGCTGGCTATTGTAAACACATCCACAGAAGATTACGACAAACTTACAGAGTCGATATATAACAGTGATGGTGCGGCACAGCAGATGGCTGACACCATGAATGATAACTTGCAGGGCGCGATCACTCTCTTAAAGAGTGCTCTGGAATCTGTGCAGATTGCCTTTTATGAAAAAGTACAGACTCCGATGAAAGAGACTGTGAAGACCATAACATCTATGGTCGATGATATGAATCAGGCTTTTGCCAAAGATGGATTTAAGGGGCTGGTAGATTCCTTTGCATCCTCACTGGCACAGTTGACACAGATGGCATTGGAAGCAGCACCTAAACTGATAGAGGTTGCTGAGAGCATGGTGAAGAACTTCATCAATGCGATCATGGACCATAAAGAGGAATTTGCTACTGCCGGAGCAACGATGGTAGCCGATCTGGTGACTGCAATCATGGATGTTGCCGGAGATATGTGGTCTGCCGGAATTTATCTGTTCACAGAGTTCTTGCAAGCACTGGCTGGACATTCAGAAGAAATGGGACAGTCTTTTGGACAGATGCTGAAACAGATCGGTTCTGCGGTCCGGGAGAATATGCCATTAATCATCCAGGCAGCCCGTGATTTTGTAGAAGGATTCTGCAAGGGATTATCAGAGGAATTTCCGGGTGTTGCGGCTCTGATTGAAGGATTCCTGAAAGGTTGTATTGATTCAGCGAGTAAGATCATAGAAGGGATTACAGATGTAGTCTCCGTACTGTTTGATAAGCTGAATGAAGCAGATCCTGCCACATTAGAAAAGATTGGATATGCAATCGGTGTAATTGCGACTTCCATATACGCCCTGAAAGTTGCAAAAACGGTAACTGGCGGGGTCAAAACGCTTTTGAGTGTACTCGAAACTGCTAAATCTGGAATCAGTGGAGCTGTTTCTGCCGGTGGCAAACTTGTAGAAGTATTTCAGTTGGTTGCTGGTGGAGCTGGGACATTAAGTGAGGCAGTAACTGCAGTATTTGGAACAGTCGGCACAATGGTCGCCGGGGTTGGTTCTGTAATCGGTGGAGCTGCACTGGCCATTACAAACTTCGTTGATATGTTTGTAAATGGCTTCAATGCGATAAAAGAAGTTCTGATGGTAGTAGGCATTGCTTTAGCTGCTGTTGGAGCTGTGATACTCGGAGTACCTGCGGCAGTAGCTGGAGTAGTAGCCGCCATTATAGCTGCTGTCAGTACCTTAGTAGTCGTATTGAAAGAACATTGGGATCAGGTTGTTGAATTTTTCCAGCAATTACCAGAAAAGCTGTCTGAGCTTGGTTCTGTTATATCAGAATGGTTCTCTGGTGTTTTAGAAGCAGTAGGGGAATTTGCACAGTCTGCAATCCAGTGGTTCTCTGATCTTCCAGAAAAGATAATGGAAGCAATAAGCCCATTCGTAGAAATGCTTACAGAATGGGGAAGTAATGTACTATCCACTGCAACTGAGATTGTGACACAGATTGTTGATGCAATCGTTACATTCTTTTCCGAACTTCCGGGTAAGATAGCAGACACAATTTCTTTTGTAATCGACAAACTGGCTGAATGGGGAACCAATATACTGACTTGGATTTCCACAAATGTTCCGAAGTTTATTGAAAATATTGTAACTTTCTTTTCTGAACTTCCAGGAAAAGTGTGGGAGTGGCTGGTAAATACTTTCAATAAACTTGTGGACTGGGGAAAACAGATGCTCCAGAAATCAAGTGAAGTAGCAAAGACTTGCCTTGATGCCATTATAAAGTTCTTTTCACAGTTGCCTGGAAAAATCTGGGAATGGTTGTCAAATGCGTTCTCAAAGCTCACCACTTGGGGAAGTAACACCGTTCAGAAAGCAAGAGAGATTGGTTCAAATGCAATAGATGCGATTGTAAGATTCTTCTCTGAATTGCCATCAAGAATCTGGGAACATCTTACTCAGGCTGCTTCCAATGTAGCCTCATGGGGAACTGATCTGGCTCAGAAAGGAAGCCAAGCTGCAACATACTTGGTGAATGCTGTTACGAATGGAGTAGCCGGACTTCCTAACCAGATGTGGAGCATTGGTTCCAATATTGTAAGCGGTGTATGGAATGGTATTTGCAGTGCTGCTGGATGGTTTTCAAATTCCGTATACAACTTCTTTAGTAACATTGTAAGGAATGCGAAGAATGCTCTGGGTATTCATTCCCCGTCAAAAGTTTTTGCTGATGAAGTAGGTGAATGGATTCCTCCGGGAATTGGACAGGGTGTTGAAAAGAAGATGCCTGAATTATATAGCCAGATGGATGATGAAATGGAATCATTAGGAAAACGTATGCAGATGGCTGTAAATGTTGAGACAGGTAAGATTGCTGTTGATAAGAATGTGAATACGACTTATAAGGTTGTAAAAGAAAAGCAGGGAGTATTTGAAAACGGAGATACCACCGTGGAAGTAACAGGAGAAACTCATGTTCATGTTGACTTGGACGGAAACGAAGTCGGAAAAGCACAGACTCCGATCATAGATAAGAATTTTGCCAGAATTGATACGCATAAAAAGAGGGGAGGATGATGATATGTCTGCTGGAGTGACATTTGGAACAGCCCACTCATACAGAACATGGGGACTGAAACTGAAAAAAATAAGTATCGGATTTCCAGAAGTAAAAACGGCATATGTTTCTGTTCCTGGCATGGATGGTGATCTCGATCTCACCGAAGCTACATATGGCAGAGTAACTTATGGAATGAGAACACTGGAGTTTGTTTTTGATGCAAGGAATTGTAAATATACAGATTGGAGCACCTTGATAAGCAGAATTGCAACTGCTATTCATGGTAAGAAGTTGGCAATAACCTTAGATACCGATCCTGATTATAGATATGCCGGCAGGTGCGAAATCAGTACAGAGAAGACTAATAACGTAACCGCCCAGATAACAATTTCTTGCAACTGCAATCCGTTTAAGACAAAGTCAGATGGATCAGGAGGTATTCTGTAATGTATATTGTAAAAGCTGTTGTAGACGGAAAAAAATATACGCTGCATGACCCAAGCAAAAATCTCTATGTAGGAGATGGATACTTTGAAGTTGGAGATAATATCAATGGACAGGCTGAGTTTACAGTATACCCTTCGCATCCATATTACGAAAAAGTAAAGAAGCTGACCACGGACATCATTTTTTACCGGGATTCAGAACCTGAATTTTATGGTCGCGTCCTTTATGATGATGAAGACTTCTCTGGAAAAAAGAAAGTGTTTGTTGAGGGTGAACTTGCTTTCTTTTGCGATAGTATTCAACGCCCGAAAGTGTATCACAATATCTCTGTAAGAGCCTATGTTCAGGATCTTGTTGATATTCACAATTCACAGGTGGAAGAAAGAAAACAGTTCGTTGTAGGTAGAGTTACTGTAAAAGATTCAAATGATTCGTTGTACAGGTATTCTAATTACGAAGATACCCGAACATCTTTCAAAGAGAAATTGACAAGCAGACTTGGAGGACATTTGGTTATTCGCCATGACGCAGACAAGAGGGTCTTGGATTATCTGTGTGATGATGATTATTACAAAGATAATGCACAGGTAATTCAGTTTGGAAAAAATCTGCTTGATTTCTCGAAGAATATGGATGCCTCAGACCTTGCTACCTGTATTATCCCTTTGGGATCCAGACTCGATGAAGAAGATCAGGATGAAAGTCTTGAGGCAATTTCAGATCAGAGAATTACCATTGCAGACGTAAATGGCGGAGTTGATTATGTAACCGATGATAATGCCGTAAAAGAATACGGGAAGATATACAAGACGGTTATCTGGGATGATGTGACGCAGCCAGAAAACCTTATGAAGCATGGAAAAGAATACCTGAAAACTGTCCAGTTTGAAAAAATGATTCTGGAGCTGAAAGCTATTGATCTGAATTTAACAGATGAATCATTTCAGATGTTCAAAGTTGGCGATAAAATACAGTGTATATCTGTTCCAAATGGTCTTAATGCAGTATTTCCACTCACAAAAAAGAAAACGTATATCACAGATTTTAAGAATAATACGATCACTCTTGGAGACGAGACTAGAAATCAGTCTTATACTTCTTCCAACCGTGAAACCACAGCCCATATTGAAAAAGTTATAAATACTATTCCAAGTAAATCAGAGATTCTTAAACAGGCTTTAAAAGATGCTCAGGACCTGATAAACAGACAAGTGGCAAGTGGACACGCTATCCATGTGCCGGAAGAATTTATTGTTGCAGATGATGAAGATTATAGGGGAAAAGCCAAGAATCTTTGGAGATGGGGACTTGGAGGTCTGGCACATTACAGTCAGGGATATGATGGCCCGATAGACGGAATCGCCATAACGATGGACGGTAAGATCAATGGGAAAATGATTATGGCGCAGTCCATCATGGCTGAGACTCTGGACGTTGGATATCGAACCTCTGTTGAGAATGCCATATCCGAAGCGGAAAGTGCTGCAAATTCTTATACTGATGGTCGCGAAAAGGCTATGATGCAGGAAGTAGAATCTTCTTTGAAAGTGCTCAACGATCAGATTGCCATGAAGATTTCGAGTACGAAAGAATTGGTGTTGAGAAAGAATTATATTTCCGGTGGAGAGCAGGAAACGTTATCCAAGGATGCGTTTACGATCACAGGAGATGTCGCAACCGTGACCGAGGCTGAGTTTCTGAATCTGAATTGCCTGAAAGTGGAGTTTAATAATACTGGAAGTATTGTTATAGAGCAGAATGTAGGGGACCTCCCGGAAGGAATATATAGGATCAGCGTTGAGACGGCATATCCTTTGTCAGACGGGAATGCGAAAAGGCCTTATTATCTGGAATATGGTTTTACCGGGAATCGAAGCACGGAATATTACAGTGGTTATGAAGCAGATGAATTTCACTCTTTCACTAAGAAATTAGAGATTACAGCAGCTTCTAAGGCTGTTTCCGTGAAAATCTACGGTAACAAGGGTAATGTTGCATACATTACTAACATTCGGTGTCTAAGAGAAATTCAGGAGTTCTTGGATGAATTAACCACGCAGATAAAAGAAGAAGTTGGAAGAATTGAATTAAGTGTAAAGAATACACTGAAAGATTATTCGACCACAAAAGAAATGCAATCTGCCATTCAGGTAATGAAGGATAATATCAGTCTGGAAGTATCACAGACATATTCTACGACAGAAAATGTAAATCAGAAGTATAAAGATGCTGTAAAAGCCGGACAGACCGCTGCTGACCAAGCGGAAGAAAATGCCAAGTCTGATACAACAGAAAAGCTGAAAAGTTATTCTACCACCGAGCAGGTAAAGTCAGCTATTAAAGTGGCTACGGATAATATCAGTTTGGAATTGTCAAAGACTTTCACAACAACAGAGGTTACCAATCAGAAATACAATGATGCAGTGAAAGCTGGACAGACCGCTGCTTCTAATGCAGAGAAAAACGCAAAGGCTGATACAGATGAAAAGTTAAAGAGCTATTCCACCACGGAACAAATGCAGAGTGCAATTAACCTTGCGATTGATAACATCACTTTGCAGGTAACGTCAATCCGACAGGTGGTTGATAAGAAAAATGCAAATTTTTACGGAGTAGGAGCACCGACAACATCCAATAAGCCGGCTTCTGACTGGAATACAGACGCTCTTAGAACGTCTCATATAGGAGACAACTATTATGATACGAATACCGGATATGCTTATAGATATACCTATAAGACTGCTGGACTGAAAATAACATTCTCGGATGATTCCCGTACAGAATCAGTAACATTTGATTATGTAAAGATATTCTATAAAGACAGCAACGGTACAATGAAGTGTGCTGCGAAATTGGGTGGAACAACCATTGCAGGAGCTTCGGTCTTTGTTCCTGCCTCAGAGTTTTATGTATACTGGCATACAGACAGTTCAAGTTGCAGCTATTATGGTTTCAGTATTGCCTCTGTCACTGGAACTTCTGGGGAAGATACAGGAACAGAAGAAAGTCTGCCAAATTATAGTGTAACGGAATTGGCATCTGGGACATATCCAGAAAGTCCAAATCACGGAAATTACGGGAACAATATTAATTTACTGTGGAAGTGTTCTGGTACCAAAGGCGGAAGTTCCAACGCAGCATGGGAAAGAATCCAAGATCAGGATATAAGTGAAGCAAAAGCCAAGGCAGATGCAGCGGAAGAATCAGCAAATACAGCTAAAAGTGATGCTGCATCTGCAAAGACCACAGCCGAAACAGCAATATCCAGAATTACCGTAGCAGAAGGCTCTATCACATCAGAGGTATCGAGGGCAAAGAATGCAGAAAGTGATCTTAGTTCTCGGATCACGCAGACCGAGACTTCAATCAGCAGCAAAGTTTCAAAGGGAGATATTGCATCATCAATTAACCAGACAGCGCAGAGCGTTAAGATTAACGCATCAAAAATTAACTTCAACGGTTTGGTTACTGCGAATACTTATTTTAAAATTAACACAGACGGTTCATTTGTAGCGAAGAAAGGAACTATCGGAAATTTTACGGTTACAGGCGGAAAAATAACCACCGGATATGCAACGTTAAGTATGCGATCACATGCTTTCGTTTTTAATGGAGGGTTAGAGATACGTGCGGGTACTTCAACGTTTTCGGATGGTTCTGACGCATTTAAAGTATTTAATCTTTCCCATGTGACATCTGGAGGCCATATGGTATTTGCAAGTGACGGAGCAACAGTGGCTTATTTATCATCTTCGTCAAGGCGATACAAAGATCATATTGCAAATATGACTTTGGAAGAAGCTGAAAAGGTTCTCGATATTCCTGTTGTATGGTTTAAGTATAAAGATGGCTATCTTGATATAAACGACCAAATGGTTGGAAAGCCTGTTCCGGGTATGTATGCAGAAGATGTATTTGATAGTTTCCCAGAGGCAACGTACAACAATCCAGATGGTCAGGTTGAGAACTGGAATGAAAGAATGCTTATTCCGTCCATGTTGAAACTGTTACAAGAATTATACAAAGAAAGGGAATCAAAATGATTTTATCAGAGCTTATTGAAATAACCAGCCAAAGATTTAATGCAGCCGCTATCCAGATCCTTAGTGAGAGTGGTTTGCCAGCGTATCTTGTAGAAGGTATGGTATTAGAACTTTTGGCTGACATCAGAGAAAAAAAGGCGGCTGAGTTGACTCAGGAATTATCCGATCAGAATATGAAACTGGAGAAACAGAATGAGGAATTACAGAAATGTAAGAAGGAACTCGAATTGCAGTTAAAAGACGCGAGGGAAAAGCTGTATTCAGTACCGGATCCGGCAGAAGATGTTCCCGATATGGAAAGCGAAGCATCACCTAAGGTAATTGAGGTAGAGAAATCTGAGACAGGAGGTGAAGAAGATGGCAGACATAAGCAGTGAAATCGAACAACTTAGAAGTGCTGAATACGGGGAGGAAGTAAGGGGAGCCTTTATTTCCTGCATGGAGAAAATCAATCAGGTTTCTGAGGAAACAGAGGAAGCGGAAGCTGCCAGAGTAAAAGTAGAGGAAGACAGGGTAGAAGCTGAAAATATAAGAAATGAGGCTGAGACTGATCGCAAACAGAGTGAAACCGTCAGAGAAGAAAATGAAAATGCAAGACTGACAGCAGAAGCGAACAGAGCTTCCTCCGAAACGAATAGAGAAGAATCTGAAAACAGTAGAAATGTTGCTGAAGCCGCCAGAGTAGAAGCTGAAACTGCCAGAGCTAATGCAGATCAGAAATGGAATGAAGCAGAAGAAGCAAGGGCGGCAGGAGAAGGTCAAAGACAGGAAGCAGAAACGAAAAGGCAGACTTCGGAAAGTAACCGCAATGCTGCTGAAACTGCCAGAGCAACAGCCGAAGCTGGGAGAAAGGCTGCCGAGACAGAAAGAACAGATTCAGAATCAGCCAGACGTACCGAGGAGCAGAAAAGGAATACTGCTGAAGCTGACCGTATTAAGAAAGAACAGCAGAGAGAGACAAATGAAACGGCTCGACAGACTGCTGAAACTGCCAGAAACAAAGCTGAAACTCAGAGGACAGAAGCAGAGAAGAACCGATCAACGGATGAACAGTCAAGAGCTACTGCGGAATCTGCCAGAAGTTCAGCAGAGACTACCAGAAAAGAAAATGAAAGTAAAAGAGCTTCTGCGGAAACCGAAAGAAACAGTGCTGAAAGTAAAAGAACCTCTGCTGAAGATTCCAGAAAGACTGCTGAAACTGCCAGAAATAGCTCTGAACAGAGTCGTGTTACTGCGGAACAGAGCCGTGTGACTGCAGAAACGTCCAGAACATCTGCGGAAGACGCTAGGGCGAAGGCAGAAACGGCAAGGGCAAACACAGAAGCTGCGAGAGTTACTGCGGAATCCGCAAGAGTCAAGGCAGAAGCAGCCCGTGTTGAAGAATCTGCCAAAGCTGTTGAAAATGCGAATGCAGCGGCAGAAGCAGTGAAGGCACAGGTAAATCATATTACATTTCAAATCGACCCAACAGACGGAGGCTTGAACATAATCTATACAGAATAATCAGAACTTGCAACCAACCCTTGCAGGTTCTTTTTATATAAAAATTAAGGAGGAATCAAAAGAAATGGCAACAGGAGATCAGTTTACCACAAACTTTCCAAGGGAAAGCACAATGAAAGAAATCTCTCAGGCATTGCAGACAATGGCATTCACCCAGGCTGCAAATCTGGAGAACGTAAGCACATGGGATAAGATCAGCGGACTTTCCAGAAATGGATTCATCCAGAGGATTCTTAACTTCGGAGATCAGATCCTTGAAAAGTGGACAGACACAGCTGCAAGCAAAGAATACGACTTTCCATGGCAGTACACACATTCTGAAAATGTAGAGCTGGAGGACGGCGAAGTCATTCCAGGAACATTCCTGGAAGCGCATTACACAACCCCATTCGGATTACAGTTTAGCAACCGTGCATTCTTGCACTGCCCGGATGGACTGGCAGCAGGAACTTATCACCTCAAATTAGAAAAGGATTGGGGAAATAATGCAAAAGCAGACACATACTGGCAGTTTACTTTGACCAAGGCCGTACCTGCAGGCGGATCAGTATATGGATTCACACAGATGCCGGACGTTGTGCCGAGCAACTGGAAAGCAACCTCTTACGCTGCAGATGGAATCACCACAATTGAAACCGTTGCAGTTACATCAGGATCAGACGGAACAGATCTGGGAACTATGCAGTATGCAACCAGAAACGGAAACCTCAACAGTATGCAGGAATCAGCATACGGCTGGAATCGATGGAAATATTCAGCGGCCCGTCAGTGGCTCAATTCAATGCAACCAAAGGGCAAATGGTGGACAAAACAGGATGACTGGGATATTGCGCCGAGTCAGTTAGCCACAAAAGACGGTTTCCTCTGCGGAATGCCTGCGGATATGCTGGCAGCATTAAAGACGGTCAAAGTAACCACCCTTGCAAATACCGTCAATGATGGTGGCGTGACAGATATCACATACGACAGAGTATTCCTTGCATCCATGTCTCAGATGAATGTCAACATGAGCAAAGAGGAGGGAACAGTTCACGAATACTGGCAGCGGAGAACAAATTCCAAAACACCAATTGAACCATGGAAAACCTATCCGATTATGATTAGATATTCAGCTGCGAATCACACATCACCTCAGTATGTGTTTTCTCGTTCAGCTAACCGTGGCAACGCTAGCTACGTCATGCTTGTGTACGCCAGTGGCAGCGTCAACAACACGAACGCATGGTACTCGAATGTGTATGCCCCGCTTGTCGTCGTATAATCAGCAATCAAATAATCCCTGCACCCACGGATGCAGGGATGGAAAGGAAAAGAAATGGCAGTTAAAGCAGGTGAGAGAAATGTACCGGACACGCCACAGAACAGACAGTTAAATGCAGTATGGTACGCAAGAGAACTGGCGGTCTACACGATTCAGATCTGTAAGAATAAAAAGGTATTTCTTCCGGAATATCAATCTGCGCTCACGGACGATATCATCCGGACAGCGAAAGATATTTATATAAATGCCTGGACCGCAAACAATATCCGGGTAACAGAAAAGAATAAGAAAGAGCTATGGGCCTGGAGGAGCAAACTGCAGCGTCAGGCGATTCTGGATTGTAACAACTTACTTGCGCTGATCGGACTTGCACACCCTCTCTTTCACCTGAAAGGCAAAAGGATAGAATACTGGTCAGAACAGACGCTCAAAGTTAGGAATTACATCAAGAAATGGCGAGAGTCTGATGTAGACCGGTACTCATAAAAAAATATGGGACGTAGGCTATCACCTCAGAATGTGTTTTCTCGTTCAGCTAACCGTGGCAACGCTAACAACGTCATGAATGTGAACGCCAGTGGCAACGTCAACAACACGAACGCATGGAACTCGAATGTGTATGCCCCGATTGTCTTCCTAAAAGCATTATGGTTATTGCATAGCAATGATCGCCTTGAAGATATAGACAAGGAGCCGAAATCCCTGGCATAAGCCTAAACAATACCGCGGATAATCGAAAGAGACAGTGCGTGACTTACATAAGCCTGCCAGCACTGAGAAACTGCGGAAGCACAAAAGATGAAAGACCATATAACAAGCTATGATAGTTTATACGAATCAATGCTGAAATGTAAGAATGGAGTAACATGGAAACCATCAGTTAAGTCGTTTTTGTTAAATGGAGAAGAAAATATACTCCGGATGAAACATCAGCATCAGGACGGGACATGGAAGAATGGAAAACCTAAAACGGTATTGATAACATATCCGAAACGCCGGGAAGCTCTCAGCATTCCGTTTAAGGATCGGGTATATCAAAGGAGCATTAATGATAATTCTCTTTATCCTCAAATGACAAAGGGATTCACTTATTCAAATTGCGCCTGCCAGACAGGAAAGGGAACAGACTTCGCAAGAGCACTGGTTAAAAAATATCTATGGAATTATTACTGCAGATACGGCACAAAAGGATGGATAGTTCAGGTTGACATACATGGATACTACCTAAACATGCGGCACAGTGATGTAGAAAGGCAAATAAGGAATCTGACGGATAAGGATACAGCAGAAATGTCGTGTGGAGTTTTACGAGACCAGTACGCAGGAGAAACCGGATACAATCCAGGATCTCAAATGGTACAAATTGCCGGCATTTCACTTCTGGATCCATTAGATCATTACATCAAAGAACAGTTGCATGTAAAATACAATATCAGATACATGGATGATTTCTGGATTCTTGTTAAAACAAGAAAACAGGCTGAGAGAGCTTTTGGTGAGATAATGAAGCAATTGCAGATATACGGGCTGGAAGCAAATGAAAAGAAATCACACATAACACCGCTTGAAAAAGGATTTACATTTTTGGGATTCGACTATCGGCTGACAGAAACAGGAAGGATAATCATGACGCTTAACTCAGATAGTGTAAAGCATGAAAGAAAAACTCTTGTGAGGATGGTTCATAAATCACAGAGAGGAGAACTTGAACCGGAAAAAGTAGATGAACATCACAATTCCTGGGAAAATAATGCTGATAAAGGAAATTCGTATAAAGTAAAACAAAGGACTCAGAAATATTTAAAACAGTTAAGAAAGGGTGAAGAACATGGAAGTAAGAAAAATGACTCAGACACCTGCGGAAGCGGCAGAGGACGAAAACCTCAGAGCAACCGTAGAAAAGCAGAAAAAAATCATTGAAAACCAGAACGTAACAATTCAGTATCTGGCAGCAATGACAGATGTTTATATTCCAGAAGAAACAGAGGAGGATGAAGATGTACAGAATTTTGCTGAAAATGAAGAAAATGTATAACCACGAAGACTGGTTGAAAATGGTAGAACAGGCGAAAGAGCGTGGGAAACTCACAGATCAGGAGTATCAGGAACTGATTGAATCAGACACAGAAAAATGACAAAGTTACAGATCATAAGTAGACTTTGGTCTGTAATCTACGACATGAAGCTGAAAACGAAGTCTCAATCTGAAATTGACAAAGAACTTGATGCTTTGGAATATGAATGTCGTAAGTATGCAGATTCAGAGGACGAAGAACTGTTTAAGGACCATATGTAACTGCTTTGAGGAGGAGAAAATGAACCTTACAGAAATTTTTGTCGGAAGTGGAGGAGTAGTTGTTCTCCTCCTGTCACTGATACAGGTATCAAAGATACAGATCAATCCGTGGAGTTGGCTTGCGAAAAATTTAGGCAGAGCAATCAACGGAGAGGTTATGGATCAGGTAAAATCTTTAACCGATAAGGTTGAACACATGAAAAAAGACCTGAGCGATGCACGAAAGGCAGATGAACGCCGGGACATCGAGCAGAGACGGGTAAGAATCCTGCGGTTTGGAGAAGAACTGCTGAGAAATATCAAACACACGAAGGAGCATTTCGACCAGATCCTTATAGATATTACAGTATACGAAAAATATTGCAAGGAGCATCCTGAGTTTGAAAATGATGTAACAGTAGAGACAATAAGCCATATCAAGAATGTTTACCAGCAGTGCTGGAAAGAACATTCTTTCCTGTGAGAAGTGAGCAAAGATGAAATACCTGAAAGAAAAATTAAAAAAGATAATCTCGACTTTAAAAAAGTTTGGGACATTGAATTTGGTGCTGATGTTTGTCGGTGCTTTTTTTATTTGGTTTAATTGGCAGATGATTCTGCTATATAAGGATTGTGGAAGTATGCCGGAGTCATATGCCTGTGCTGTGGTAGCGGCCACAATTGGAGAATGTGGCATCTGCGGCTGGATTCGGACCACAAAAGACAAGAAACTGGATAGAAAATGGCAGAAACAGGACGAAAGAGAAGCACAGGATGTTCCCGACATGAATGTCGGTAACATGGAAGATGATAGTGTAGATAACACTGAAGAAGATATGGAGGAAAATGAAGATGATGAGCACTGAAACTTTTTTAGCACTGTTACTTATTGTATCAATTTTTACCGGACTGGTTACAGAAGGAATCAAGATGGCATTGGACGAAGCAAACAGGACGTATAAGCCAAATATGCTTGCCGGAGCTGTGGCTGTCGTTCTTTCTGTGTTGGTAGATGTCGGATATATGATTTTGATGGAGACTCAGTTCACAGAAAAGATGATGGTGGTTCTGATCGCACTGGTTCTTCTGTCATGGCTGTGTGCAATGCTGGGATATGACAAAGTAATCCAGTCGATTATGCAGATAAAGAACCAGACAAAATGACGGAGGAACTGATATGGATAAACAGAATATAACTGTTCTTAGAAAAATTCTGTATGCTGTGGAATCTGGGAATCAGATTTACGGAGAACAGGATTACGCAGCCTTTGCCGAAGTTGGGGCAAATTGTAGTAATGAGAAAGCAATCACCATTGGAGCCGGGCAGTGGTACGCAGACGAAGCGAAAGAATTGTTGTACAGAATCCAGAGAGGCAATCCGAAGTTGTTCAAGGACATGGACACAGAGAATCTTGAAGCTGATCTTCTCAAAAAGAGCTGGGCTACATATGCGGTAAGTAAGGATTCTGCAAAAGGCAGATTGATTATCAGCATCATTAGTATGGAACTTGGCAAGAAATGCCAGGATCAGTATATGGAAGACCAGATTGCGGCATACGCAAAAAGTATCGAAAAAACATATGGAACCATGCCGGATTCTGCAATGATGGAGTGTATCAATATACACCATCAGGGCGGCGATAGCGCGCTGAAAAGAATCCTGGCGAAGACTGTAAAACCGTACACGGCAGATAAGATCTATACAGTCTTATGTATGGATCCGACAGACCCGGTGCAGAATCAGGTCGGAGATTACACAGACAGGCAGAAAGCTGTCATAAACATGATTCATACATATGCTGATAGCACAGAGAAAGAAGGTATTGAAATGACTAAGACAGAAAAAGCAATAAGACAGATGGAAACATGGGCGAAAGACGACTCTCATGGCTATGATCAGGATTATCGTTGGGGAGAAAAAGGAGATTACGACTGTTCCTCGGCTGTGATCCAGGCATGGCAGAACGCCGGAGTTCCGGTTAAGTCTGCTGGTGCTACATACACAGGAGACATGAAGAACGTATTCTTGAAAAATGGATTTGTAGACGTAACGAGCAAAGTTAACGTAGCAACCGGAGCTGGGCTTATCAGAGGAGATGTACTTCTGAATACTGTTCATCACACTGCCATGTACTGCGGCAATGGCAAAGAGGTAGAAGCCAGCATCAACGAGAAAGGTACCGCTCATGGAGGCAAACCTGGAGATCAGACGGGCAAGGAGTTTCTGATCCGTAGCTATCGGAATTATCCTTGGAATTGCGTACTCAGATACAAAGAAAGCACTTCTGGTTCTGCAACGGTAACATCTGATATTGAAAAGAAGCAGAATACAGTAGCCTATGTAGCGAGAATTATAAAGGACTGCAAATGTTACAGTGCAGCTGGCAAGACTCAGGCGAAAATGTTCCCAGTGATTAAAAAGAATGCAGTTGTAGATGTGATGAAATACACTGAAACCGTAAAGGGCAAGAAGTGGTATTTCATCCGGATCCCACATCCGACAGAAGGGTTTGTTTTTGAATTTGTTCCGGCAGGGTATTTCAAAAAGCTGGTCTAAAATGAATAGTGAGTGATGAACAGTTCCCGGGTGTAATGCCCGGGATTTTTTGCGTGGTTCAGAAAATGATGTATCTGTCAAGAAAAAATATGAACAAAATTGCGGAGCTATTTTTGACGAAAAGCGTCCCAGTGGATGTAAGTGGACAGTTGCATACACTTCATCACACAATGAAAAAATGTCTTAAAAGAGAAAATACGAGCTTAAAAGAGGATATGATTTCAGAAAAGATGAAGAATGATACAAAACGATACCATTTGCTGTCAGATTATGTCTGGTAATTCCATAAAGCGAGTGGTATAATACCTTCGTTACCGCCTCCGAAACTGGTGACAGGAAGGAGGTGAGCCATGTGGAATTATTCACTTCTCTTATTGTCTCCGTTATGGGTGGTGTGATTTGCCATTACATCATCAAATGGTTGGATGGTGACAAATAGTCGGTAATCAGCCTATGGACATAAGCCCTGCCATCAAAATAGGGAATAAAAAACCCCAGTGCTGCAACACTGGGGTTTTTGTTGTAGTTGAGCCATATGGCTATTCACTTCTCTTTGCCTACTGGCATTATAGCATATGCAAGTCTGTAATTCAATATGCGATTTTACAAATGTAATCAGAAAAATAGAGGAATTTGCGTCCATAAGGACAGAAAGCGTGAGAAATGCTGTGAGAAATCTCACACGATTTCTCGTGAGATTTTACGGACATATTATCTCTTACTCTATATCTATCTCTAGGTTCTTTATCTTTTATGTTTTAAATATCTTTCTTTTGGTTCTTTTCTTTCTAAAGTTGAAAATCCTGATCTGTCAGATTAAGCCACAAAAGGAATATTTTAAAAGAGCGTTCTATTTGGCTCATATCTGGATTTTACACTGCAACCCTATAAAATCTACATATGCGTACATAAAATGAATTTAAAGTATAAATTAGAAGCTCACAGGGGCATTATAGCAATCTTTAATCACGGAATACAAATTCCAGAAATCTGTCTTGACCGGATTTAGAGATAAGAGTGATTGAAAAGTTATAGTTTTCTGGTTCGGGACTTTCTGATCCAACAGTTTTGTTGAGATAACATAGAAATCCCAAAGAGAAAGGTCTAAAATATCCTGTTCGCAGCTCTTGGCAGTCCAGACACAGAAGACATAGACATCAGAGTGCCTTGCGTAAACGGATTTATCAGAGTAGCTGCCGTTTTCGTCTAAATCTTTTGCAGGAGCTATGCGGAATGAGATTCTTGCAAGATGATCGTCTTCCAGTGCTTGTATGTAAGCGGATGATTTTACTTCCACCCGGATGCCATCAGGACTGAGCAGATCATAAGCATTCATTGAAATACGAAAATCTGTTCGGGGGGGGGTATTTTCAGATTGAGAATTCATGGCTTCCCGGACTATAAATTCTGCAAAAGCTCCTCTGTTCACATTTCGAATCAGGTCAGAGTAAGCCCAAGACCAGTAATCGAGGATTGTACTTTTGATTGGGATGCCTTTGAATGTAAGGTGTTCTTTGCCAGTATACATGATTTGCCTCCGTAAAAGTTTCTTCTTATTATATGGTAACAAAAAATGTCAAAAAAAACAATGACGAAAACTGTAAAAATAATGCTTGACAGATGCGCGCGCAAGCCTGTTACGATTACGCCGCGAAAACAAAACAACACCAAAAAAACGGAGGCAAGGGTTATGAGATATAAAAATGATGATGACAATAGATACAGAGTAAGATTCATGAGAGCCACAGAAGAAATTATGGATAGACTTACGGTAAGTGAGTTCATCATTTACCTTAAAGTAAATGCAGAGCTTGAAGATGAGACATACGAGTACATTGACGGTCACACAGTAAAGTGTAAAGCCTATGATCTTAAAGAAGAAAATAGTAATCTTCACAAAGAGTTTTTGGTAACTGAGGATGGCAGAGTATTTTATTGGTTGTCCCTGGTTCAAAAGGTAGAGTTAGAAGATAAAGAGGAAAATGAAAAAGTGGTAGAGACATATGTATTTACAAACCCACACCCGGAAGGAAAGATTGTAAGCGACTGCGTAAAAAGAGCCGTATGCCTGACAACCGGAATGAGCTACAAGGAAACATCCAATTTGCTCAATAAGATTAAAAGAGAAATCGGAGAAAAGGATTATAACAGTAAAAAATGTTGCAATGAGTATGTGAAACGCTTCGGATGGAAGAAACTTTCCTTCCCGGCAGAAAAGGGAAAGCCCCGGATGAATGGACAGAAATTTGCAGAGCAGTACCCAAAAGGAAATTACATCTTGAATATGGCAGGACATTGGAGCTGCTGTAAAGATGGAGTAATCTACGATACATGGGATTGCAGAGAAAAATGTGTTTATACAGCATTTGAAGTAAAAAATTGAGAGCAGGAGGATGAAAGTTATGATGAAACAGGAATTTGAGAATCTGATCGGAAAAGAAGTAAGCGATAAGGACTATGAAGTGATTGACCGGGTGTATACATTTCACCCAGCTATCAGTGAGACAGAAGGAAAGAAACAGATTGCGGACATCTATAATGCTGGTGGCATGACGGTTATCCGTGGTATGCTCGAAGCGGCAGATATTATGAATAGTTTGGAAAAAGAACTTGGGGAAGCCAGAGCAGCCCTTGAAAAAGTAGTGCGCAGAATCCAGAATGTTAAAGATAATGGAATTGAATATGAGCAGTGTAGAAAAGATTTGCTTTCTGCTTTTGACAGATCAAACTCCCTTGAAGAATGGAATTTTGCAAGAAAACTGATCGCAGACAGATACGGAAGTAAGAGGGTTGAGCAGTTGACGGAAGAACTCAAATTAAATTAGAGATTATGTAATTATATTGCTTGACAGCCAGCGAATCTGCCTGCTACGATTACGTCACGATAAATCAATACAACCTGATTTATCGAATATGCGAAAGGAGAACAGGTCAGATGGGAAAGCGAAAAAGAAAACCGGATCAACCGGAAAGAGACGAAGAAAAAGAACTGCTTGAAAAGCAGTTACTCAAAGCCCAGATTGCGGAAAGTGGTACCAACACGATTTTTGCAATTGTATCAATTGTGATAGCAATTGTAAAAGCAATCATGGATTATTTGAAGTAATTGCATCCAGCAGTTCTGGTGGCATGGGGGCGAAGGCTCCCTTGCTACTAGAGTTTAGCATAAAGGAGGAAAGAAGTAAAGATGAAAGATAGATTGAAAAACGTCAGGAAAGCAAGAAGAAGTTGCATGCTGGTAACGGCAGTAGCCTTATTTGATGGGCTGTATAGAGAAATGAGATTGCTGAATGTAGTGATTGTAATTATTGCTGGTGGAGCAACAATTGCGATGTCTACTTACGAGATGAAAAATTTGAAAAAGCAGATGAAACAGTGAGAATGATTACAGTCGTTTCGGCGGCTGTAATTTTATGCCCGAAAGCGGAAGAAAGGATTACATATGGGAAGAATGAAGTATTTCAAAGACTGCGATGTAGTAGTTACGGAAAAAGAAGGGCTTGAAACAAAGCCATTGCCATATCCATCAAGAACAGGGGAAAAACTTAGCCCGGAGGAAATTGAAGAACTGGTTGAAAAGTACATTCAGGATCAGGATGTGATTGCGGATTTTGTAGTCGAAACAGATGTTTATGAAAAGAAAGAGATGGAAGAACACCAGAAAGTCAATGCAGTAGCACTTTGGATGAGTGGGAAGTTTCAGAAAGCTGGGTATAATAAGTCGGTAGCGTTAAGCCTCGGACAGAGAGTGACACGAAGACTGTATGATATGCAACAGCATTCAGAGGAATTTCCAGAGGAAGAAAGACAGATCCCGACAGTCGTGGTTCCACCAGAAGATACAGATAAGCCAGAACCTAAAGTTGAAATGCCACCAGTTCAGGGGAGTGACAAGTTGTTCAGCAAAAAGATTCTGGACCTTTCAGGGGATGCGTACAAGATTTATGCTTGCATGGTTGCAAAAGCGTCCGAACAGAAAGAGTTCTGCTTCTCATGTGCTGAGTATGAACAGCTTGGCTTAGGAAGCAGCTACACTTTCAAAAGAGCCATGAGAGAATTATCAAATTCCGGGTTGATTTTAAAAGACCGTGGTGGAGTACCGACAGATAAAACGAAGTTTACCCTGACAGAAATCAAAGGGACACCGCAGCTTAGAATAGAACCAGAGAAGCCAGTTTTATCCGGTAAAATCAAGGTGGAGAATGTTCTGATTGAGGCAGATCGGATTATGAACTTGATTGAAATGATGGACACACATTATGCAGATCATGTGTCAAAAGTGGATGATAAGAGGACAGAGGAATTTTACTCAGTCTTCGCGATTATGAAGAAAAGATATGAAGATTTTGAAAAGGAATTTCGGCAAATCGTTTATGGATAAAACGGTATGCTGTTATTTTTTTACGCAAAATTCAATAAATGTCAAAATAATGCTTGACAATGTACGCATATGCAGACTACGATAACGTCAAGATAAACATTTACATACAAAAACAGAAGGAGATAAGAAAATGAGAATCAGAAGTCTGACAGTTAAAAGAGAATTTTACAGAGACAGATACAACCAGAACAAAGTTTGGGAAGTAGCCCGGTTAGCTGGAGGATATTATCTCAGACAGTATGTAAAGGGACAGCAGTTCGGAACCGGACTGAGAACTTCCAGAAAGTTTATCGAAAGCATTGGAATTTTTGGATTTGAGAAAGTAGGTGGAATTGCATGAACGTTATCAGATGGAGTATGAAAGATACTACCGGATGCGTTCGAAGAGGAAAGCTTCCGTTATCACAACTTCCGGAAGTTCTTCTGGATTTTGAAAAAGATGCGGCAGAGGTACTGAGAAAAACAGATGCAGATCATGTATTATACGCAATCAAGATTTATGATGCGTCAGATAAATTAAAGGCAGTGCAGTTCTTTATGAATCCTATGTCAGATGAAGATTTTTACAAGATGGCAGGGAAAGGACGCGGCACATTGGTATATGCTCTGCACAACAGAAAGAGAAAGGCGGCAACAGAGTGAACAAAGTATCAAGATTAACAGAAAAGCAGATAGAGAAATTGGCAGTGGAAATCAGAACTTTTCTTCTTAACCATGATATGTGGGCTGACACAACAATTTACTTCAATGGTAAGTGCTTCAGTACATACGACAAAGAAACCGGAAAGTTTTACTACAACGACCCAAAACATCTGGTCGTCATAGAAGATGAAGATCCGAGAGATTATTTTGAGTATGTAGCAGAAGATCATATTCTCAGCATGAGTTTTGAAGGAAGCGTATGCCATATGCTCAGTTATGGAACTGCTCCGGGAATCAAACACCAGTTTGACAAGATTTTTGAGAAGTACGGGATTTACTATGAGTTGGGTAATCATTGGAACTTCACATGTTATTACAGATGAAGACAGGAGGTTTGGATTATGACAGGAAGAAACAATCACAAGTTGAATGTAGAAATTGAGGATCACATCAGACAGTGGGATGGAACAGTGCATGGACAGAGTGTGAAGAACATGTATGAGAATGGAAGCAGCTATGAAAGTATCTGTGAGATGATGGGACTTGATTATGAAGATTATGAAGGCTGGGAGGAATGATGAATGAACAGACAGAAAAGAAAAAGACTGGGAAAAGCGTTTGATCTTATTGCAGAAGCGGAGGAGATTCTTGAAGAAGTGAAATCAGAAGAAGAAGACAGTTACGAAAATCTTCCAGATAACTTCCGCGATGGAGACAATGGAGAAGAAATGCAGAATTATATCGAAATGTTAGATGAAAGCATCGGATATTTACAGGATGCAAATTCTGTGATTGAACAGATTTAAGGGAGGGAAGGTGATGCAGGATAAACAGAAAGCCTTGACAACGCTACTTATGCTGGCGAAAGACCATCGCAGTTTTTTCGAATCGTTGAATCCGAAATGCCAGGTCTGCCAGAACATCTTCAGCAGTCAGGAATGTGATATGTGTGAAGATTTTGATATGTTTAAAAATGTACAGGAGGATTGAAGAATATGAAACGTGAAGAATTTAAAACCATTTCAAAAGAGGTACTGCCACATATTAATGCAATTATTGAATCTCTCGAACGTCACGATGTAGAAGGAATTGCGACCGTCGCTGCTGACAAGACAGGATATTTCAATTTGTCTATCCATTCTTCAGAATTTTCACTTTATAAAACCGCAAATGACGGAAAAGTCTGCATCGAACATGTAGAAGAATTGGACTTGTTCGGAGAGGAGGACAAGTAGTGTGGGAACAATGCCATGGTATGTAGAAAAGTGGTATGAGGAAGATTTGAAAACAGCCCTGAAAGAAGCAGGTGTTCCGGTGACAGAAAGGAGGATTGCCAGACTGAGGGATGCCTGTACGGGCATCTTTGATGATCTTTCTTCCAGAATGGAGATGTTAAAAGAAAAAGCCGAAGAACTGTTTGAAAGCGAAGTGACAGCCACTAAAGAATGCCAGATCAAGTATAACTGCTGGACAGAAAATCTGATGGAGATTGTCATGGTGTATGAACAGATAAAAGGAGAAAGTGAGTATCTGTTCGAAAAGTTGACAGGAGAGCCTTGCTGCAACTGGAAAGCGAAATTTGTGGAATGGGCGAATGAGTTTGAACTTGTATATATTGAGGACGGCACATATCCAGAAAAGATAAAGAAATTTGCCAGAAGAAAGATACTGGAATATGTGGAAGTGGAGGAACCAGATGAAAAAGAAAGTTAAGATCAGCAGAAAGAAAGTAGCGAAGCAGTTACAGAAAGAAAACCGAATGCTGCATGAGGATATTATCGGAAAAGCAAAAGAGCTGTTACAGATCAGAGCTAAAAGCGTTGCAGAGGAATGCCCCGAATGCGGCAGAGAAGCGATGATTTACTGGGATGTCCGCAGGGATGGATACCAGACTTACTGTCCATATTGCGGATGGCCCATGATGCTTTGCAGTATGTGCATGGATGAAGATGGAAGTTGCGACTGGAATGGAAAAACCGGAATTTGCTACCGGATGGTAGAAAAACTGTGGAAAGATCTTGAAAACGTACTGTTCCGTAAAGAAAAAGATGGACGATTGATATTGGAACATGAGTATGTGTTGAGATGTGGAACCAGAGTAATCAAAGCCTTTCAGAAAGGAACAGAGCGAGAGGAGATTTGGCACTGGTTTGATGAAATGCACCCGAAAGGAGTTGCCTATTTGCTTAATGGAGTGGAGAAGAACGAAAAGCATGACAGTAGTAGCCCGGAAAGTATGATGGCAGTGGTGGTAGTGAACGGAGTTATAGCGAAAGTTACTCAGGAGGACGTTGATGATATTATGTCGGCGGCATTGGATAGCCATTTTTTACAGAGCTGGTGTTCAGAGGTGAATGTTGTTGGAAGATACCTGGGAGAATATGCCAGCGAGCAGATCAGCCGCGGAGGTGAACTTTGGTTCTATGATATTGAAGATGAATCTTATTATGGACTTACGCTGGACAAGTTTCAAAAAGGATTAGAGATGTACTTGACAGAGAATAATTCCATTGTAAACAGGAACGGAACAGATGTAACGCTTGACGTCACGATGATTGATGAAGTGTCGGCAGATATGATTATCCAGTATGCACTGTTCGGAGAAATTGTATATGGATGATTGTTTCTGCAATGAAAAGCACACCTGTATCGTAAAAATAAGAAGTCCAAATTTGGAAAATAACAGATTCTGGGGAAATGCTGCATATATTTCTCCGGAATCTTCAACAAAAAGAAAATAAAGTGATAATACAGCAGAAAGGAAGATGTTATGAATCTTACAGATAAGTTAAAAGAACTGTTAAAAGCAGAAAATATCTCACAGTATGAACTCGCAAAGAAAATGAATACTAACCGCCAGTCCCTGAATGATTCTTTCAGAAGGGACATGAGGATCAGCAAGTTTGAGAAGATTGTTAACGCTCTCGGATATGAGGTGATGTTTGTACGAAAATTGAATAATCAGTCAAAATAATGCTTGACAGATGCGCGCGCAAGCCTGTTACGATTACGCCGCGAAAACAAAACAACACAAAAAAACGGAGGTAATCATATGAAATTCAAAGAAGCGAGAATGATTAGAAGTGACGAAGTAAAGGCTATGTGCATTAAAGATGGTTTCTATACCTGCGGAACAAATGCAGAGTATTGCCATTTGCTGTTTGATTTATGTGAGAACAAGGATGCATCATTGGAAGATTTGGAAGAGATAGCAACTGATATTCTGGATCATTCAGACTGGGAAAAGAAAGCGTCAGAATATGGAACAGATCGTGATGAGCTTCTTAGAATTGTAATGACAAACTTGCTGAATGAGTGCTGTTATACGTTTATCGAGAAAGCAGAAGCGTAAATTCAAGGAGGAAAATGAGTATGGCAACTTCAGATATTGAAACAAGTTATTCGGCATACAAGAATTGTATGCTTCGCTTAGGGAGATATATGTCGGATGGTAGCCTGGCAGTTGAAATCTATAACATGCAGGATGGAGAAATCGCAAGGGTAACTGTCTGCTTGCGCGATACAACTCTTGGGGAAAATGAATCTTATGTAGATACGAATAATTGTCCGTGGGCTACAAGTTTTCTGGAATCTAATGGTTTGGCAAAAAGAACAGGGAAAACAAGAAGAAGCGGTTATTGTATTTATCCAGCAATGGAATTTGATCGAGAAAAGATAGCCAAATTTGAAGGGGAGATGTAAGAGGATGGAAAGAGTATATTATTCAATTAATGAATCTCTGGCTAAGACAGCGCACGATATGATGTCGATGAGAGATTATGAGAAAGACAGCAAGACAAAGGAATATCGTAGCTATGTCGATAAAGCGTATGATCTGGCCGATAAGATAGTAGCAGAAAGACCATTTCAGGCAGAAAGAGTTTACAGCATGGCAGCAAGATATTCGAGAAGAATGGCAGAGTATTTCAACCGGGACAGCAAGATTGGATGTATGTGTCCGTCAATCTTGATTTCAGGAGGCGGCAATTTTCCTGTTAAGAAAAAAGAAAAACAGGTGCAGGCGTGGGATAAGAATCACCAGTTTTATCAGGAAACTCAGAAGATTTTAGAAAAGATTAAAAGCGTACTGTACGGTAAAGATGTTATTAAGTCCGGGGATCAGGATGCAATCGAGAGATTAGAAGAAAAGCTGGAAAGTCTGAAAGATACGCAGGAACGTATGAAGGCTGCAAATAAGGCAATCCGCATGAAAGATGTGAAGAAAGCGGACGAAGAACTTATGAACATGGGATATTCGGAAGACCAGATCAAGAATCTTCGAGAACCGGATTTCTGTGGCAGAGTCGGTTATCCTTCCTATATGTTGCAGAATAATAATGCGAATATTCATAGAATTGAGGGCAGACTTAATCAGTTGCGAGCTGCCAAAGAAAAGGGAATGCAGGAAACAGAGTGCAAGCTGTTCAAGGTAGTAGAAAATACAGAGATTATGAGATTGCAGATCATCTTTGATGGGAAACCGGAACCGGAAGTCAGAAATATTCTGAAAAAGAATGGTTTCAGATGGAGTCCAAAGAACAGTTGCTGGCAGAGACAGCTTACCAATAATGCCAGATATTCTTTGGATAGAGTAAAAGAGGAAATGGAAGTGCTGGCATGACAAACGCAGAACGTATTCGCCTAATGAATAATGATGAATTGGCAACATGGTTAACTAATATGTGCCAATTTAAGTCAGAGAAAGATGAAGAATGGTATGTATCGGTTCTTGATGCACACGACAAAGAAACAGAGATACATGATTCTTATGGAGACTGGCTGAACTGGCTGACTCAGGAGGCTGTTTGATGGCTGAATTGCTGACAACAGAAATTGTTTCAGAGTTTCAACACAGAGTAGCGGAACTTCCAGATAACGGAAATCAGGATATTGGAGCCAGAAGAAAACTCCGTAAGGAATTACAGGAGTTATGCGGACTATCAGAGATTCAGGCAATCAATATCCTGAATGGCTTATATATCAGAGAATATATGTGGATTAACGAAAGGGAATGGGTGAAGAATGAGCGAAAAAGAATTATGTCTGAAAACACTTAAAGGATGGGAAGAACATGGAGAATCATGGGACAAGTATTGCAAACCGGGAGAACTGGTAGACGAGGATGTGTATTGGCACTTTCTGAATGTCCTGCCACCAAGAAGTATGGGAGCTGGTTATTTGCAGGTTGGAGGAGCATATGATTACAGTCTTAACCCCAAAACTGGAAAGTATGCCTCTACATATATGACATTTGTAAAAGTTGATAATGGAGTATGGAAATATTGCGGGAATTGCTTTACAGGAGAAACAAGAGAAATTGGTGTTCCGATTCCAAAAGTAGCTTTGTAGGGAGGTAAACTGGTATGAAGGTAAGCAAAAAACTGATGAAAAGTTTGAAAAAGTTCCTGAAAGTTATGAAGAAAATGGGAAGATAAGGAGGGAAAGTGCATGAATGTAGCAAGAAACCTTAGTAATGGATCAAAGTATATGCTTCGCAGAGAAGATTATAAAAGAGTGAAACGTATGGACAGGCAGGAGTTTGAAGACTTCTGCCGTAATTTATATAAGAATGCGTACAACGACGGAAGAGAGTCTGTTCCAGGCGTTGATGTTAGTCAGATCAAAGCAGCAATCGCTGAGACAAAAGGAATCGGAGAAGTCAGACTGAAAGCAATCATGGATAATATTGATAGAAAGTTTGGTGGAGGAAAGGAATCAGAGAATCATGGAAAGCCAGAAGATTGTTGAGAAGATAAAGTTAAAACCATGCCCGTTTTGCGGAGGAACAGCGCAGTTTAAGAATCCAGTTAATAAAGGATTATACAGCGAACTGTCAGTTGAATGCAGAAGATGCGGGGCTTCTCCATATGTCCTCGAAATGTATGGAAATAAAAGTGGTGAAGAAAAGAAAAAAGCCTTAGCAGAGGTTTGGAACAGGAGAACATGAGATGAAATTGTATTTTTACATTTTGGATAGAACATATGAGGGTGACTTTTCTCTCAGATGTGAAGAATGCGAAGTTATTGAAAAGCCTAAAAGCTATGTGCCAGTATATCACTGGCCAGTTGGAGTATGTGCAGCTCGTATCAATAAGAGTGTCGTGGGCGGATTTACAAGTCAGTATGACGATATTGTTGTTCTGTATGCTAAGGATCATAAAAAAGCGAGAGAGCTTTTCTTTAAAAGATATTACGCTGCAATACAAACACTGAAATATCAACTTGAGAAGTTTAATGCTATGAAAGAAGCAGTCGAGAATTTTGAGGAGAAAAAATGATGAGAAAGGAAATTGAAGCAAGAGAAAATGAAGAGCTTGAGAAGATAGTAGAACTTTTTGAGAAAGCCAAGAATAAAAAGCATATGATTCAATTCATGGCATATGAACCAAGATTTGTAGAAATTATAAAATGGCTGAAGGACTATTTGAGAATCAAAAAGGGCGGTTGGATTCCGGCAGAAGAAAGGCTTCCAGAGGAATGCGAAACAGTTTTAGTGTGGTTTGCGTATTTCAGATACGGAAATTACAACCGGATGTATCAGACGTATGGGCTCAGTTATGTCATTGATGGAAAGTGGTCTGGATTTATAAATGGATCAACCGGATGGAAAAGATCGAGGATTATCGCATGGATGCCGCTTCCTGTACCATACAATGACGGAAAGTTTGGACATTGCAGATTGAAGTGTCTTAAACTCAAGCCGGAAAAGCCTTGCTGCATGTATTGCACAGAAGCTGATTCCTGCGAAGATAAGTGTGAAGATATGAATGAGTATCAGTATGCTGGAGAATGCCCGGATTATATAGAAAAGGAGGAATAAAAGTGAACAGTGAATCAGAGATAAAAGAAATTTCCTTCGATATTTACGGAGAGTTTATCACGCAGATTGCAAGAGAGTGGTTTTATACCGGAGAAAAAAGCCATGAGAAAGTCATTGAGATTCTGATGAACAGCATGACCGGAACAGACACACCGGAGGCACAGATCAGAAGATATGCAGAGGACATTCTGCTCGGTCGCGCCGCCCTGAAAGGGAGCACGGCAGCAGGTACATATCATCTCGAAACATACGAACCGGGAGAAGAAGAACAGATGCCGCAGAGCATGAACATCTGGAAAGAAGTCGAAAGACGGAAGAAAGCAGAGAAGAACCTGCGGAGAATGATTGAACGGTGGGACGTAGCAATGGACCACATATCGGAAAGCACACAGAGAGAAATCCGAAAGGAACTCGGAGAAGAGACTGCGGAGGATAGACAGCAGTATGTGTTAGACAGATTCATGGCACGAATGATGGATAAAGAAAATCACACCACAGAGGATTATGGATGGTTAGAGCCGGACGGAACTTTTCATGGAGTGGAATGGGGAGAGCATCAGGAATGGGCGCAGAATTACATGAACGAAAAGTTCCCGGAGGAAGCAATGAACGGAGACATTGACTTGCAGACAAAATGCAATGTCGGACTGATCGGAGCAGGAGACTGGCTTGTTGAAAGAGGATGGGTTCTCCTACACAATCCGAGTCGGGGAATTGCTTTTCCGACAAAGAATCCGGTCAAAGAGTACACAAAGGCGCAGAAAGAGTTCCTTTACAGCTATTACATAGAAAGAGATTGCCGGAAAGAAGCAAACGCAATATGGCAAGAATAAAAGAGGAGGATAGAGAATGAGACTGATTGATGCCGATGAAGTTATCGAGGAACTAGAGCAGTTAAAGGAATACGGAGCTTGCGCATCTGAAGCCTGTGGATATTGTAAATATTTTCAAGATTGCGAGGATGGAAACATGAGCGAAATTCTCATGATTGACAAAGTAATCGAAATTATGAAAGACGGTGGAATTGAAGACACAGAGGAACAGGGAGCATTAGTGAAATTGCCTTGCAAAGTCGGGGATTCCGTCTTTATCATTGTCGGAAAGGATATTTCAAAGCAAGGAATAAGAAAGGTAGAAATTTCTGACAATGGAATTATATTCAAAACAAATAGACGGAAAAGAATATTTAACGTTTCCGAGTTTGGCAAAACAGTATTCCTCATCCGTGAAGAAGCTGAAAATAAGTTGGAGGAGATGAAAAATGAACAAATGTTGCGCTAGTCAAGACGGTATATGTAGAAACACCATTCTATTCGGAACTAAATGTGACGGGTACAAAGAAAGATGCACGCTGAGGCCGGCTTATAGTACTCTTGAACGAACAGTGAAAAATTATCAGCATAGCTTAAGAAAAATGTTTGGAGCGGAGGATTAATATGAAGTCAGAAGAAGCATTAAAAGAATTAAGTTATGATGACACGGCTTATGGCGGCAAATGTACACATGAAGTCAGACAAAGAGCTATTAAAGCACTTGAAAAGCAGATTCCAATGAAGCCAAATAATATAAAATCTATCCTTGATTTTTCTGGCAGATATTATACGACAAAAGGTAACTGTCCAGTTTGCAACAGTGAGGGACTTTATAAGTCAGATTTTTATTGCAATAAGTGCGGTCAGAAATTAGATTGGGGTGAAGAAGATGACAGATAAAACGTGTAAAACTTGCATTGAAAACGATAACGGACTGTGTGACCGCAAAGGAATCCTGATAGAGGATGATGACACCTGCGAAAAGTGGAAAAGCAAGAATTCACCGGACTGGAGAACGAGAATGTTAAACACATTTCTGGCCGGACACTAAGGAGAAAAGATGATTCCAAAATTATATGAGGTGAGAGACAGATCAGGCGAATTGGCGCTAGAGAATGTAACAGCCGGAGAAATCAAAGAAGAGCTACACTGCACATCTGCACAGGTCAATAATTCCAGAACAACAGGAGATTATATATTCAAAAAGTATAAAGTGAAAGAAGTCGATCGCAAACTGAGCAGACGACTTGACATAGCCTTGCTTATGGAATTTAACGCAATTCGCCTCTGGTTTTTAGAAAGCAAGAAAGGTGAAAAGAT